AACGCCACGCAGATCAAAGCCCTTCGCAACCTGAATGAATGGGCTGCCGCCTCGCTCCTTGAGCAACGGCGCAAGTGGCAGACCTACCAGGATTTGGGGTTGGATTCCAACATGATGTTGCGGGATCGGTTCTGGGCCTATATGAACCAGTTCGAGACTGGCGGCGAGTCGGTTGACAATCCCGTTACCCCGCCGTCCGGTTCCCGTCTGATGGAGCGCCTGTCGTCCGGCAGCCGGCTATCGCGGATACTCCGCAACCCCGGCAACGCAGCCAAGGCGGCGGCCATCGCCATCTCCGAAGTGTCAGCCCAAGGCGGTGTGGCCTGGGTGGACGCGGTTATCAACCGGGCCGTGGCCGGCAATCTGGCGACCGACTTCGAGCAACTGATGCAGGTTCTCGCCCACCAAGTCATGCCCGCCAAGGCCGAGACTGCCGGGGTGAACTGGAAGGATGCCAATGACCCGGCCAATTTCTGGACGCCGCAGGAGATCGCCCATTCCAATAAAGGTGTCGAGGCTGAGAAGATCGGTATCGCCCGGCGCAACCTCGTCCGCCTGACCGGCAACACTTGGGAGCAACTGATGACCGATTACTGGAATCGGTACACGCAATGGCTCGACGGCGGCAAGCAGGGCGAGCAACCGCGTTTTCTCAAGGATGACAAACAGCGCAACGCCTTGCTCCTGGCCGTGGCCACCCGGACGAACTGGGCCGATTTCACCGTGCGCCCGCTCGCCACCCATGCCGGCGGTGCCCAGGAGGCGATGATGTACCTGTTCGGTTGGCCGATCTGGGGCGTCCAAGAGATGCTGTCGGCCTTCGCCAAGCCGTCCAGTAAGACGGGTCGGCGCCTGCTCCCGGAGTCCGCCGACCTCGCCAACGTCTCGACGTTCATTGCCTTGGCCATCCCATTAGCCATGCTCGCCTTGACCTTCCCAACGCTCCGCGATTACTGGGCTGAGAAGGCCAAGGGCTACCGCATCAAAGCTTTGACGCCCCGGTACTTCATCGAGAAGGGACTGGCCGGTGAGTCCGTTGACCCAATGGTGGCGACCAAGATCATGGCCAGCAGCATGGCCACGTTCATTCCGTTCTTCGGGTCGGTGATGAACAACTGGCTGGACAACGCTTCCCGCAACGGGTTCGACCTTCAACAGCAAATCCTCGCCTTGAACTTGGCCAATGACGCCTGGAACACGGTCAAGGAGGCCGGGGAAACCGGCGATCCGACGTTCTCCGCGCTCCGGTTCGCGTCCCGGTGGCTCCTGCCGGACGTGGCCCCCCGCCTGATTCCCAACATCCTGCCCATCGAATCGGCCAAAACCCTGTCCGGCTCCCTCGAAAACCGTTCGGCCAATAACATCGCCGCCCAAGCTGCCGCCCTCGCCAACATCGAGAACCGCCGATCCTCGACCGGCCAGGCCACCTTCCGCTACACCGAGGCCACGCCCCTCATCCGGGGTTGGATGGCCGCGATGGCGACCGGCGATGACCGCGCCCGCGCCGACTTCTTTGAACGCCTCGTCGCCCAGAAGCGCGAGGACATCATCGCCAAGACCCCGGAGATTGACCCCGGCCAAGCGGACACCGAGGCCCGCGCCGCCGCCCTATCCTCTCTCCGAACCCGCAACCCATTTGTCACCGCCTTGGGCCGGATGCCCACCGAGCAGGAATACGCTACGATGATGGGCAAGCTGACCCCGGACGCCCGTGAGAAGTTGACGGCGTACATGGCCGGGTACGACCGGGCCATCCAGCAGGATTCCGGCGGGACGGCTACGATTCGCTCCTTTACCACTCCCGGCGGGGCTTCTGTCACCACGGCCCGCGCCTCCACGGCTGGCCCTGCAGGCTTCGGGGGCGGCGGTCGGCTCCCAAGTGTCGGCTCAGGCGGTCAACGGCTGCCCAGTGCAGGCGTAGGCGCGGCGGCAGGCGGTTTAAGCGGTGGTCTGCCGTCCATTACCCGGATCGGCGGGACTTCCCCCCGGTTGACCCGGTTCAGTGTCGCCCGGCGCATTGCTGGCGTGGGCCGAGCTAAGCTTCCCCGACTCCGGTTGCCCGGCGCCAAGCTCCCGTCGCTGGCCGGTCGAGTCAAACGCCCGCGCCTGCCCCGGCGAGGTTTGAAAATGATTGCCGCGAAGAAACCACGGCTGCGGAGAACGACGCTCGCTTGACCGGCAAAATGTCCACCGTTTTGTCCGCCTGCCCAGCTTGATTACAAACCACTTGCGTTTATTCAGGCACGGTTCATTTCCAGTGATTTGTCCACCCGCCGCTCAGTTTATTTCTCAGCGGGGGTTGACATTGGAGCGGCGACCGCCTTCCTAAGCATCATAATTTTAGCGACACAAAACGCCGTGATATACAGCTTCATCCCCTCCGGGCGGTATTTAGACTTTCTTCGGCGAGCGGTGACGCTTCCAAAGCTCTTTATCAAAGTGTGCCGGTATTCGATGGCTTCTTTGTTCAGCCTTCGGAGTTCCCGCTTGTTCTTGGAGACGTTATCTTTAAGCACTCTCCACCATTGGCGATGTGCCATGCTTTTGAATATGCGGGTAAGCCGTGTGTACTCAAGGTCAACCGCGTCTATTTTCTTGAGCTTGATCCCCATCCTTCTGCACAATTTTTCCTTTTCCATGTCTCGCTGCCTGACGGCTCTTAAATCGGGAGAATAATCGGTTGCTTGGTAATGGTGATCCCCTTGAAATTCCAACGCAAACCTGCGGCTTGGGAAAAAGAAATCAAGTTCAAGCCCTCGAAGCCACGGTGGACGGCAGTTCTTCTCGTATCGGAAATCCACCATCAGGTTGATGTATCGCTCAAGAATTTGCTCGCCGTAACTCATGTTGCACCTTTGGGGAACCCCCGGCTTGGGGTGCAACACTCGCCCTTGTGGCGATATGAAACCGTGAGGTTTTCCAAGCCGGGAGTAAATCTGACGTTATGTGTTGCACGGGATCAACGTCGCACTGGTTCTGCGATTCGTCAACCGGAAAATTAAAAGGGCGGCTGGTGTGCTTTCAGAGGTGTGAACAGTGACCGCACGAACCAACCGCCCCGCCAGCTTTCGCCGGCTAACTCGCAAGACCATACCCCCCTTAAATCGGACTGTCAACTGCGCGTCACATTGCCGTTCCATGCCATTACCCGACGGGGCAATACATTACGGCACCCCGCCATTACCGCACGGGACCCTACCACGCCCACACATTGCTTGACTTCACAGTGCTTTACTTCGCCGTTTCCGCGCCACTCCCGACCCCGCCTTGCCCTAACGGCGCTTGACCCGACGGCTCGCGGCGTCACCGACACCGTGCGCGACCACGCGCAACAATGCCTTGCCTTTGCTGTGCTTCACTCTGCTTTACCCAGACCCGACTTTACCACGCATCACCGGGCGTAACATAACCCCCGCGTCACTAGACCGCGCTTTGCCGATACCGCACGTCTCCCTACCCTACCCTACCTTACCCCGGCGCCACACTGCATAGCCACTGCCGCACTCTGCATTGCCTAACCGTTGCTCAACTACACCCTGCGACACCTCACCCAACCAGGACAGCACTCGACCATTCCACCGCTAGACGTGACGTTACATGTCGGTGCCAAAACCAAACAAGACCGAGCCAGTCGCAACCGCGCCATCGCAAGACCTCACCTTACCAACGCTCTGCTTGACCTTACTACCGCCCAACCAATCTATGCCCCTCCGAAACCACGTTTTACCATTGTGCGCTACACCACTGCGTTACTTTGCTATACTATACTCCACCGACTCAGAACCACGCACAGCCTACGCTTGACGAGACGACACCATTCGCTGCCATGCCACTGCGCTGCCCCACCTGACGCCGCCACGCACAACCACAGCGACTCGCTACCGTACCGTTACTGCACATAACTAGACTCTACCGATACCATACGAGGCGTCACCGTACCGCCGCAGTTCTGTTCATTGCCGTCGCATGACGACACCTCGCCTCACAACGCCATTACCCGACCGCATAACGCCATACCAGCACTATACTTCACAAGTCCTTGCCCAAACATTGCCTTGCCCGTCCACGCCTTCACTCGTCCATGCGCTCGTAGGTGAAGCGCCCGTAAGATGCGTTGCGCCACTGGCCGAATCCCGACATCTGACCATATCCAAGCCATTCCTCGATCAACGCCTCGGCGTCCACCGCATCATCGCCCTTGCCAATCTTCTTGGACAGGCAGGTGATCGTGAACTCAAACGTCGCGCCGGCCAGCACCACTTCCGAACGCACCACCGTAACCCGTGGCCCCATCGCCGTCTCGGCCCGCAGCGAACGCTCACACAGCAGGACGCCGCTTTCCGAGCGGATGATCTTAGGCGGCAATTCCATGTCCGCCGCAATCGGCAACTGGATGACCGGAATGAAGCGCGGAAACACGAAGATGATCTGGTCAATCTTCGATTTGTACGCCGTGATGGACTTGCTCAGGGTGTCATCCGAAATCCGCAGCGCACCGCAGGCCGACTTGAAGAATCCCCGGATCATGTAATCTTCCAGGCAGACGAATTTCTCGTTGGGATCGCCGTCTTTCGGAATACTGGTGACGCCCCGCGCCAGCAGGTCGCTGCGCTTGAGCCGGGTAAAGCCGGTCGTGCCCGCTTCCTCCTTGTGTTCGGCGGTTTCCAATTCCTCCTTGCGCTTGTCGTCATCGGGGGCTTTGGACGCCACGAAGGACGCAAAGACTTCTTTGTTTTGGGGTTTCGTGCCGAGCATTGCTTCGGTCAACGTGAGTTTATACTTTAGCTTCATTTGTTTTGTGTGTTTTTGTTTATCCCCGCCGTCGTGGCGGGAAATCAGAAAAGAAAAATGATCGTCCAGTAATTCATACCTCGCCATCGGTAATGGAGTTGCAGGCTGCGTTTCCAATTCGCATCACCCGGCCAGTATTCAATCTTGAATCGCGGTCCTTCGATCATTTTGTGGGTTATAATGTTCACGGTCTGTAAACCCCGTCGCCCTCGTTAAATGCCTGCGACAGAAATTCCGGTTGCCCGTTCTGGCTTTTGATTGCGTCCTCTTGGATTTGTTTTATTATGACCAGAAGATCGTTTCGAGTGACGCAAGGCCTTGCCTCCATATCTTCAAGCCATTGTTTTGGTGTTTTCATAATTACTCAATCCCTTTCGCTCTCCGCTGGTCACGCGCACGGATAATCAAAACCTGCGCCTGCGACACCAGGTTCGCGGACGAATGTTCGACTTCCTCAATGCTCGCTCGCTGGACGTAGCAGTAGCCGCGCTGTCCAGAGATTATCCGGCCACCCGATTGGCTGGCCAATTCGCGGACGATTCGTTTTCCGGCCTCGCCGGTTCCGAGTTGGAGCTTTGAGCTAATCGTGCTGGCGAACACCCAAGGTTCAGGCGAGTCAATCAATAGCTGCTCCATCTGTTCGACCATTGACGCCGTCACTTTCGGGCGCGAAAACTGCAATTCAGGTTGGCACATAATCATGTCATTTTCCAGTTGTCAATCAACCGTTTGTGGTGGTAGGTTCCAGTTATGAGAACCAAAACTGCGGTCGTCCGTCGTACCGAGCTTGAGAAAGCGTTTGCCCGTGAAGCTGGTATATCCGCCGAGAACGGCAAGCGTTTGCTCGCCACATTTTTCCGGCTCTTGTCCGGTTGCCTGCTCGACCGGAAAACCGTTTGCATGGGGCGCGTTGGCCGGCTGAATGTTTATCAGAAAGCCGCCCGCATCGGGCGCAATCCACGCCACCCGGATGATGAAGTGATTATTCCTGCTCATTGGGAGGTTCGCTTTGTTCTGCGCGGCCCGCTACGGGCGGAACTGCGGCGTATTCCGGTTGATGTGGATAGACCTTCCCCGGCCCGCCCAGATACAGAGCCGTAGTCTCTGCGTCCAAGTGGGTCAACAACTGCCTGATGTGATCCGTAGAAAGCCCGGCGGCCCGGCACTCAAATGCGTAGGTCACGCGCAGGCCGTGAAAGCAGCACTTGCGACTGTCCAACCCCGACCGCTTCACATAATCCCGAAACCGCGCCGAGCATAGCGTTCGGCTCTCGGTGTATCGCCGTTGTAATTCGCGCCAGACCCAACGCTCATGGTTGCGCTGGCCAATGATCTGCGGCATCAGTTCCTTGATCTGCGGCGGCATCGGGACGCATAGGCGCCGATCTTTTTTGTGGGTATAGACCAGCAAGTTCTTCCCGCCATCGTTAAACTCATTCGGAAGGATGGAATCCCATTCCAAGTTGATGCAGTCGTACATCCGCAGGCCGGCGTATCGAGCCAGGTACATAGAACACTTGAACGCGAAATCAATCCGCCACAGGTCACGGTGCCGGTCCAATTCACTGACGGCCACCAGCCCAGCCTTGTCCCCGGTAACTTGAATCATCGCCATTTTCTTTTCTTTCCGCGCCATGATCCGCTCAATGTAGCCCATGCACCGCTTAAATTCATCATCCGTCCACGGCTGCCTGTACCTCGGCTCCTTGGCTGAGATGGGCAGGGCGCGGGAATTGACCCGGCGCAAAATGCGGGCGATGTTGCCCATGACGTAGCCCTTGACGGCGCACCAGTCCAAGAACCGCCGAATGACAACGTGATTCTGTTTCCGGTAGCTCATCCGGTGATCCTTATCCATGCCGTTGATCGCCTCGATTATGTGCTTTTCCTCGATGGAGCTTACCGGCAACGTCAACAGATTGAATCGCCGGGCGAACAGTGAAACCTTGTAGATGTACGGCTCAATCGTGGTAGGTTGAAGTCCCTCGTTGCGGTCGAGGTGATCCCGCCAGGCTGCGATGCAGTCTGCGAAAGTCGGCTGGCGATCCATTATTTCTTGCAATCCCGTCTTGGTGATGGAGTCCGTGATTAAATCCGTGATGCGCCGTTTGATGTCCGCCGATTGCATAACCAACTCGATGTCGGCCTTGGCGTGCGTGTTCATCATTATCCATTGCACCCCCCGGCTGGTCAGCATCCGCAGTCGCCAACCAGTTGCCTTGAAATAGACGAACGTGCGCCCGTCCAGTTCAAACGTCGGTCGCTCGAAAGATTTAGCTTCCGGCGCGTCAACTGGCTCAATGGTGGTTTCCTCGCTCATACGGTCACGTTAAAAGCTTTCGCGTCGTGCAACTGTTTAGCCGCGCACTCCCGGCACATCCCATGCGAAGTGACCAGCGGCTTGATCCACGCCCGGCGCATCGGTTTCGCGCCCGGCCCGCACCACGCGCAGACCTCCTGGAAGAACAGCCGGCCCATCAGCCAGCGCATGAATCGGGAGCGCGGTTTCCCGCTCGGTTGAATCCAGTTTGCAGTCGTTTTCATATCTTGCTGGTTCACTGTATTACAAAAATTACAACTGTCAAGCGGTTTGTTTGGCGATTTCTTCGGCGGAAAGTTCACGCGCCGACATGAACCACCACCCGCGCTCCAAGGCGATGGCCTTGCCCCATGCCACGGCTTTGGCTTTTGACGTTGCCTCGCCACGCTCAAACACGTCGTCAAGCTGGCCGTTCTGGCGGTGGCGGAAATGAATTTCAAATGTCTTAGTTTTCATTGGGTTTGTTTGGCTGATTTTTGGATGCGCCGATTACAGGCAGCCGTGTTTCGGCAACGTCCAAGGTTTTCAAAGATGGAGATTTCAACTCCGCACCTTGGGCACAGAAAAGTTTCGTGTCGCGCAACCGTGCGAATGACGACCGCCCCGCCGTGCAACTCGACGGTTTCACGGATGGGCGATTGGCCGGCCAGCACCAGGGCCGCGATCTGGAATGGTTCAATTTCGGTTTTCATGGTTTAGCCTTTCATCAAGCAGACAATTAGACCGACAACCAGCAGGCCGATGGACAGCACAATCAGTCGCTCAATTTGACGACTGGCCCAGGCGTGCTTTCGCTCGATCTCCATTTCGGCTTGCTCCCGTTCGATTTCGCGTTGCGTCATCATGCTAGCTGCCCTCCTTCTCGCACAGGGCGATGGCCGCCTCGACTTCATCATGTGCCAGACGGTCGCCCGGCCCTTGGTCGGGAGTCATGGCCACATGGTCGGCCAAGTAGGGCAGCGCACGCTTGCAGGCGGCCAGCAGCAAAGGCGCGGCAGCGATAAGTCGGGCGTTAAACTTGTTTTCTTCCGGCGTGTTCGATGGACTGCGGCAGTCCGCGATCTGGTTTCCGTTCTGGTCATAGACAATCGGGCCGGGTTTAAGGCCGACGTGCCAAGCCTTAATCGTTTTCAGCTTATCGAACCTCTCCCGCGATTCAATTAGCAGTATCTCCCGGCATTGCCGGAAGTTAATGCCGTGCGCCTTTTGCGCGGCCCTTGCCTGCTTGTTCAGGTGATTACTCATATTCTTAGTCGTTTGGTTTTGCGGTTGGTGGTTTATTAAATCTCGACCTCTTGCGCGGCGGCCAAAGTAGCGCGGGCATTGGCCAGGGCTTTGCAGTTCCTAAGCCCGTCATGCGTTGCCGACTGGTTTATCAGCCCGCTTGCTAGCAGGATCATGGTTTCCAATTCCGATACCAGCGCGGGCAGGTGGTTCGCACAGTGGGCGAGGTAGTAGGCATCTGCTTTTTGCTGCCCTTCCTTGGTTGAGGGTATCACTTCCGCAATGGTTTCCTCATAGGATTCACCACCATCCTCGTTGTGCTGCACGTTAATCCCAAGCGTGTCTCCGCTTCGGATAGGTGCACCGACATATCGCCTGCCCTTCGTAATCCCGGCCATCAGTTCAATCAGTTTCATAATTTGTCGTTTGGTTTGTTGGTTTTCGTGTCGTGCAACCGTCTGTTTAACCGTCCCGTCTGCCGCACCCGCAGGCCGGCAGAGGGGGCGATTATTTGATGTACGCATTGACGCCCACCACCACCAGCTTGCCCTCGACCAGGAGCGCCGTCGCCTGGTTGCCGTGACTGCTCGCCACGATCTTGGTTTTCCCGGTCTTGGAATTGACCGGCACAGGATTAACCGGCAACGTGATTACCAGGTTGCCGCCGATGATTTCCGCTTTGATGCTCATTTGCTTTGCCTTTCGTGTTTGTTGTTTAACCGTCAAAAGCACTCTGAATTTTGGTGATGCACCGATTTACAACGTGGGCAAAGTCTCACTCCCGCCATGTAATCCCGCTGCCGTTTCCATTTGAGCCGGGTTGCCGTGCTAACCCGCAATGGATCAAATGTTCCCGGAAGCTTTCCGTGCCGACCATCGCCAACGTGAGGAAACCGCAGATCGTAAACCTCGGACAGAAACCAGTGGTATAAATCGCCCGCCGCAAAGAAAAGTGATCCCAAGCTTCCAACTCTGGCTATCCGGTGCAATTCTCTGAATTTTGTTCTGCTCATTTTCGTGTTGTGCAACTGCGTTTTTGGTTTTTTATCTGCCCAATCGTTTATCCGACATTGCCGACCGCCATTCCTCCGCCCAAGCGTAGGCATCAGCTGCCGACATGTCGCAAGGCCCAATCACCCGGCCTGGCGTGCGAAGGATGAAATCAAACAGCGCCATGCGTTGCCCGTCTTTCATTAAGGCGGTTCTGGTGAATTGCTCACGGTGAATAAACCCCACCCCAAACAATCCGAAGTCAACGCGCACCGCCTCCGCTCGCAAATGCGCGGGCATGTCTTTTTTGAAAGCCCAAACCTTTGGGTGCAAGTAACCTCCGCCAATCCATTTGTAAGTTATCATTTTGCGTTTTTGGTTTAACCGTCAACTTCTGCCCAGTCCCCCAGGCCGGGCAGTGGGTTGATGGTTTAATTGATCCGCAGATATTTCGTGCCTTTGGGCATCCGCTTTACCGGCGGAAGTCCATCGTGCGACCTGGCGCTGTTATACTGCGCGAGGGCATTGCCCCGGTACGTTTCCAAGTAGGCACCCGAACAAACGTCCGAATGGCTGCCCTGTTCCATTGTCGGCGGCACCGTGAATTTGTATTTGCTCATATTGTTTTGGTTTTGGTTCACTGTCACCCGTTGGCCTAGCCTCACCCGAAGCCGGCCAAGGGGTGAAGGTGTCACCAGTCGGCCAGCAGTTCCCGCGCTTTGGCCAGCTTATCAGCCGGCACACCCCGCGCCAGCGGTGCGACCTCCGCACGTGTGGCTGGTCTGGTGGCCTTATGGGTAAGGTGTGGCGTGCATCCGCCGTGCTGGCCAACGTGCTGGTAGCTGTTGCAAGTCCATCCCGTAGAATCCGCAGGCTCCAATGGAAACATTGCAATCACAGGATCAGCCCCACCATCCTTAAACGTCCGGTAAATGACCGCAGTTTTTTCAGGTTTCATATTACTTTCCATCCTTTTCGCACAGGGCGAGGGCGGCGCGGGTAAGTTTTGCGGCGTCGGAAAATGCCTTCACAGCATTGTCACGAACAGATTGCTTTGCCAAACTTTCAACCTCGCATGGTCTGGTGGGCACATTCGCCCATGACTCCATGAATATCGCACAGCCAAGCAGCACTTCCAGCAGCGCGTCCCGCTGGCGCTTGGTTTCGGGGGCGGCGGCATAATCACAGTCCGATTTGAAGTAAACCGCGCTCTCGGCATGGCCCCGGTTTTTGGTGTAGTAGTAAGCTTCCGACTCGGAATCAAGGATCGCCAGAATTTTCCCGTCCGGGTTGACGACCAACCAATTAAGGCTTTGACCGTCTCGCGCCTGAATCGGCACCTGCATTTTGTTTTGTTCGCTCATATTCTTAGTCGTTTGGTTTTCGTGTTGTGCAACTGCGTTTTTGGTTTAACCGTCAGATTATTACGCGTTCAGCAGCACTAAGGCCGCGCCGATCCCCGTCCCGCTTTCCTTGAAGCTGCCCGCCGGGAGACTGACCCACATCGCCGCCCCCGCGAACGCTTCCCGCCGCCGTCGTTCATCCATGCACACCGCCGCCAGCCGTCCACCAGGCCGGACAAACCGCAAGGCGTGTTGGATGTGGCGAATGTCGGCCCGCAAATGAAACGGCGGATTCATTATCACGGCGTCAAATTGCCCCAGGTCATCCGGAGTAAGGCTCAGGAAATCGCGCTGCTTGATCGTCACCCCGTCCCGGTTCTGCCGGTACAGTTCCGCCGCGCACTCTGGCGCCTGCTCGACTGCTACGACCTCGCCCGGCGAGAATGGCAAGACCGCATCCAGCAACCGGCCAAGGCCCGCCGATGGCTCAAGCACCCTGGCCCCCGGCTTCAAGTCTAGGAGCGCGGCCAACTGGGCAGCGACCGCAACCGGCGTTTGGAAAAGCTGATAGACGGACACCGCACGCGGGGCTGTCCCGTTTTCGTGTCGTCCCGCCATACGATCAAAGCGCGGGCGCATTTCCTGCATGGCGAATCCGGCGGCGTCGTTCTCCATGCGGAGACTGTGTAAGCGGTTGAATGTTTCGGCGTTCATCGCGTACACTCCGGGTTAAGCATCGTATAAACCAAAAACGCTTGGATTTCCTTGTCGTCCGCCGTCAAAATTCCGGTCGTGCCATCGGAAAACAAAACGCGCATTGATCCATCGTTTTGCTTTTCCACTGAAACGGCCTTGATTTTTGCCGGTTTAATTACTGTGTTTTGCGATCTCATATTTTTGTTAGTTTTGAAGCCTGCCGCAGCCGAAGCCCGGCAGGGTTGAAAACTAAGCAAGCTCCCGAACTTCGCTTTGAGCGTAACTGTCCAAGACCGATTGCCCGGCGCTTTCTTTCCAATATTTTTCCGTGGCGTCCTCGGTGGGCTTGACGTAGGGCTGCCACACCGCCGCCGGCAACGGGTTTTGCGGCTTGTCCGTCAACACAATAACCCGGTCGGCCCGGTTGGTGGTTGAGCCATCGCCCCAGGTGATCCGCACCTTGCACACCGCCGGCCCAATCCGCTTGGCGCGTTCCGAAGCGTGCCGCGTCCAAAGGTTGCTTTCCCGGTTGCTCAATTCGCCGTTGGCGCAAAGCTCCCGCGTTTCCGCCTTGGCAAAGCTGCCTTTGCTGTTGGCCGAATAGACCGCTTGCGGCACCCGGCAGACGGTTGACGGCTTGAACTGGTCGGAATGGCATTTCCGCGCCTCCGGGCTGGTGTACTCGTTCCGCGCTTCCCATTCCACCCGCGCTCGCTCATTCCAGAGGGCTTGCAGCCGCTCGGCGTCGGCGTCGGTGGGGTTAATGAGTGGGCACGGCGCTTTTTCCGGCTTGCTGGCCTGGCGCTCGGCCTCCATCGCCTCCAGTTCTGCCAAGTTCTCAGGCGTCGGCCCGGTGTAGGCGGATTCCGGCAGGCGTTCAGTCTCGATCTGGAACAGTGACCACGACCGCCCCGCCTCTTGTTTGGTGCGATAAGCCCAACCGGAAACCGGCGGCGCTTTAACAAACACCGAGACAACCCGCCCGGTGGCCGGCGATTTGCACACCTTCACAATAAGCTTTCCGCCGATCCGCCCGCCCTTCTCAATTTCCACAAAGGCCGCCCGCCCGCCCTGCGCCTTAAGCATTTGGTTTTCATAGGCCAGCCGCAAAGTAAGGTGTTGTGTCCAATCGTCCTCGGCTGCCGGCTCAGAATGACGGGCCAACCACAGCGCCGCCGCCTGCGCCCCGGTGATCCTGTCCGGGTTATCGTTCCGCAGGTGATCCCACAGCGACGCCTCTTTGCCGGTAACAGGGTGCGCGTAATCGCTCGAACCGTAACCCATTCCGGCGTAACGCTCGGCAATCATCGTTTGCTTGTCCGGGTCGGTCATGGCCGCGATCTTCTGCCATGTCTGCCACGTTTTCAGCCGCTCGGCAATGTCCGCCCGGCATTTCCTCAATTCCGCCTCAAGCGTTTTGATCCGCCCCATGCGGACACCCGGCGACGACTTATAAAGCGCGTGCGCGATTACTCCCGCCGTCCTGCGCTGCCAGTATTCGGCCTTACTCCAAGCATCCACCGCCCGCCCCGCAATGCGATCATGCCGCGCCGCTGCCCGGTCGGCCCTGGCCTGGCTCTGGTAGCCGTGAACCGCTGGCCCGGCGTCGTAACTGTCCGCCTGCCCTGTCGCCTCATCCGTCCGTTTGTCGCGGTATTCCCCGAAACGCTCCGCCCGATCCGCCGCCCGTTCCTCTGGCCCCATGTCCTCATCCTCGATAATATCAGCATAAGACAGCGCCGTGTCACGCCGGGAAGGCGTCCAAGTTGCGGCGAAGTCGCCCCCGCCGGCCTCCCGCTGCTTGTGCAACGCTTTCCAGCCGTCCGCCCGCAGCCGCTCATACTCGGCACGAGGCACCCGGCCCACATAGAGCCTCAGTTTATTATCTTCCGGGCTATATGTTGCCCTGTTTTCTTCACTCATAATTTGATCCTTTCACTTGGGCTTGATTGCCCCCGTGAGCGGCAGCACGCGGCCCCGCTCAAGGGAGAAGTCAGGCGGGCGCTTGGCCGGTCGCTTTGGCGATGGCGGCCCGAATTTCGGAATGGAGAAGGACATTGCCGGAACCGTTCCGGGCCATTAACGCCGCAACCTTTTCCAGCGCCGCCAGCAGATCAGGCGCCGCCGCGATTAATTGGGCATTGGCTTGATTCTCCGCCCGCCCGCACCAGTCGCAATCCGCCACCATGCCCGAACTCCCTTGCACCGTTACCCGGCGCTCCGGTTGCTCTGGAAAAGCGACAACCCGCCAAGGCCCGCTTGTGTAATTGGTTTTGCTCATAATTCGCTCTTTAGTTGGTTGATTGATCCGATTTATAGCCGTTCGACTAAACAGCCCCAGTCCCCAATGCACAACTTCCCGTTGAATTAGGAAATGGATTTATTGAGGGCGTTTTGATGTCGCGCAAGCAACTCCGAAGCCGTGAACCCGTTCACCGGTTTTCCGGTGCGCTTCGCTTGCTGGTGCATCGCCAAAAGCTGATCGGCGTTTTTGCCGTATTGCGCCCGGACTTGGGAAGGGGAGCAACCAAACATCTTAGCAACTTGCGAGACAGTGTAAGTCCTCATGGTGTTAATTCTCATAATCTCCAATATCGTGACCGTGAAACTCTTTGACCGCCGACCGGATAACCTCATAAGCCTTGCGGCTGGCTTCGCTCCCGTAAGGGTTCACTTTTTGGATCGCTTGCTGTTCAGCAATAATCCGGTCAAACTCTGCTTTCGTCATTTTGCTTTTACTCATGCCATACCCTTTAGCAACCACCATGCCAACACCTTACACCACGAAAACACCAACCTTTAACGTGAACGCTACTTTATAAAGTGTCCCATTTCTGGACATGTACATTTGAGACTGTCCAACCGCAGGACACAACACCCGGAAAGATAGATAATGAGACTCAATCTCAAACCCTCCACAAATGCCCCAGGATCGTCTTTGGTTGGATGACCGGCACAAAGACGTGGGCAATATCCGCCCGTTTAGCCCTACCCAAGCCCAAGCACGCCGCCAAGCCTTCCCACCAATCACCCCACCAACCGATTGACCAGACACCAGAACAACACCCCAAACGACCGGACGCCAGCCAACCCAACCGGATTGCAGGAACTACCCGCAGCCGCTCCTGCAACCAGGACGCCGGCCACCTCGCCAACCGGACGACTGCCCGCCCGGCGCCATGATCCACCAACCAACTGGACAGGACGCCGGCCAGGCGATCAGCTAAGCAACCGCACACCCGGCCCGGACTGGTGACGACCAACCCGCCAACCAGCACGACGACCGAGCAGCCGAACACCAGATCGGCGCCGACCTTCACCAGCCGACCGGAAAGCCGGGAAGGTGATCCGCTAACCAGGTGCCCGGCCAAGTCACCCGCCGACCTGCCACCGGGCCGGATGAACTGGACGACGACCGCCACCGCAAGCCAACCGCCGGCAGGACGCCACCACCAGCACCTAATCAGCCGGCCAACCACACCACCACAACCACGACCACACAAATCGTTGTAACTAGGGCCATTCAGCCCTACCAACTAGAGCCATTCAGACTGGATAAATGAACGTATGGTTGGATGTGAATCGTTGCAATTTTTTCACCCACAAAGACTTACACTTGAAACGCAGACACTAGCACCGAACGGACCTATCCAAACGGCCCTACTGGACTAGGGCCAAATGGCCCTATCTGACCACGGTGGTCAAAAATAACCAATCGTTGAAGTGGCAGGCATTTGATCCCGTTATTTTTCGTATTTGAGTTACAGTCAGCAGGTTTGGCGAACTCCTGGCCGGCTGGACTGGCGGGCCGATACCGGGGGGAGTCGAGGGGTGGGCGGGGGTGCGGACCGCGCAATGATATGCCCACTCTCTCTATCTTGGGTTCAGTTGTGCGATTTTGGGGAAAGTTGGCCGGGTGGAGATTTGGGTGGTAACGGAAGTGATGGTTGGAATTTTTACAAATTCCCCCAGACCCCCTGATATGGTGATATGATGATGTTCTACGGGTGTTCTACTGTTAATCTACGTTTTCTACGTAGAATTCTGTTGACATGGATTGGTTTTTGGTGGATTGTGGGTGAGTGAAAACTGAAACAAAAAACTGAAAGGCCATGTATGGGAGGAATTTACACTTCGATATTCAACCGGATTATGGACAGCAGCGTGTGGAGTGAGGAACCGCATGTGGTTAAAACGTGGCTGACGTTGCTGTTCAAGAAGAATGAACACCAGCAAATATTTGGGACGGCCTACAATATTTCGCGGTGGGCGGTTTTGGATGAGAAGGACGTGATTGAAGCTTTGAAGGTGCTGTCGTCGCCGGACACCCGGCGGTTGGAGCCTCAACCACATGAGGGAAGGCGGATTCAAAAGATCGAAGGCGGGTGGTTTATCATCAACGGTGAGAACTACGACAAGGAGTTGGCGAAGATTCGGAACCGCATATCGAAGGCGAACTGGGCGAAGGAAAACCGGGCCGAACAAAAGCTGAAAAAGGGGAATCCTCTGCCTGGTGAAGATGCTTTTGTGAAGGCTCAAAAAGCTGGTGCGCCGGCTGCGGTTCTGGACAAGTTGAGTGAGCCGGTGGTTCGGAAGCAAGACCCGTCAATTCTGGGCGACTCGGAGACGCAGGATGACCAACCTTCCATCACGTCGGTATGATCGTTGAATTATTAGAAAGCCCCGCAAACGTCAGGCGCATTTGGGCATGGTCAAGGGCGGTGATGGGATCGAGTACCGCTGCTGGTATTCGGGCGGACGGGTGTGGTTCCGGCGGTGGCATGGCCGGCGTGTCAAAGATGTTTCGGTTTCGTTGGGAGACGTTTACGCTTCTGCGGTGGGGCAGCGGTTGCTGCCGTTGTGAGTTTACGTACCTGCTTGAGCCGATAGAGCGCGTGCTGCAATGCTTGCAGATTGAGTTCTTTCTTGAACTTCTCCGCTTGTCCTGGCGGCAGCAGGAAATCGTAACGCTTAGTTGGTTTCATCTGCCGATCGAGCCAATCGCGGTACGCCTGGGCAGTGGTTATGAAGTCGCGGATGGTGTTCATTATTCCCTCCAATTCGCTGGGCAGAGCAAGATGTCGCTGGCAGTGGTTCCGTCGTCGCAGATTCGGCAGTTCAGGAGTTCGATAGCGACACACTGGCTGGAAACGTCAGGGCCGGTTAGAATCCAGACTTCGGTTGGTTCGCCCAGGTGATTGGTTTCGGGCCAGTCTTTGATGCGGCGCTTAAGTTCGGCGACGGTGATGGGGGTGTTCATGCGTCAAAGCAGATGCGCGGGCAGTTATTTGGTTAGCCTGGGTTGTTTGCCTGGTTCATAGACCCATATTTCAAAATCAGTCCAGTGTGGTTTTGTTTGGAATATGTGCATGAGTTTAATCCCCCATTCATCAGCAAGCGTCTGGTTCACCGAGTTCATCCAACCGATATATTGGCGAATCTGATTTTGCTTCGGCTTGCCAGTCCACTCGCAGGAAACTATGTGCGAAGTTCCTTTTTCCGGGGCAGTGTCGCTTACCTTTATCTGGCACTCAACTCCCATGCCAAAATTACATCTGAATGTTTTCATTGGTTCAGGTAGGCTTTGATGAACTCCGCCGCGACTTGGGGGACTATGGAATTTCCGTACCCCCTGAGTCGCATGACGGCTGCTTCACCGCATCTTTCAGCAACAATTTCCGGTTGGCGATCACCGCGCTTACGCACCACTCGGTCGGAAACCCTTGCAAATAACAGGGGAAGGCCGGGTTTAACGCGCCGGGCCTTTCCGTCGCGGCAGGGGAGCCAGATGGCATTGTCCCACGCGCCTGGTTGCCGAGTCCTTGGGTCACATTCACCGCGTTCGTCCCCTTGCACGGCGCATCCGGCATCGTGTCCGGTGTTCTCCATCCGTCCACCGCCATCGCGGCTTGTCTCGGCAACTGGTCGAGCCGTTCCCGTGTCGAGCCGTCCGGGTTCACGCCTTCCGTCGCCATCCCCGGCGTGTCCTTCCAGTCGCGGCTGCTCGGGCTCGCCCATCCACTCAGCATCTTGACATCCGTGGCGAGGTTGGTTTGCAGCACCCGGCCCGTCTTGGTGTTCACCCATTTCTCGCCCCGGCGTTCCAAGTCCGCGCTCGTCTCCCCCGCGCTGCCCTCGCTGGACGGGGTTGGCCAGCCTGCCATCTCCACCTGATTCGCCAGCGGAACCGTTCCGTGAGCGCACTTTCTTGGGTAGAATGTCCGCTCGTTGGCCTCCGGTGTGTGCCACCCCGCCATCGCAACCGCACTCAACGACGGCCCCTTGTTCCGCGCAACTTCCGCTTCCGCACCCGCAATGCTTCGGCCGCCATTCCCCGCGTTCGCATCGGGACTCGGCCACCCAGTACAATCGCTGCCGGATGTGCGGCGCGCCGACAGCCCCAGCGCCAAGTACCGCCGCCCCGATGGTGTAACCTTCGCCTTCACAGTCGTCGCATATTCTATCGAGCCACCCGTGGCCAATCGCTGAACTAACTTGCTCACCCATGACGGTGACAGGTTTGCACGCTTTGATGAGTCGGAACAAATGCGGCCATAAATCTCTTTCGTCCGTGATGCCTTTTTGCTGGCCGGCGGATGAGAAGGGTTGACAGGGGCAACTTGCAAACCAAATAGGTCGAGTTGTTGGCCATCCGGCGAGTTTAGCTGCGTATGCCCAGCCTGAAATTCCGTTGAACAGGTGGACTTGGGTGTAGTTTTTGAGTTCATCTGGTTGAATGTCGGTTATGGATTTGCAGACGACATCGCCTGCGGGAATGAGTCCGGCGCGGATGAGTTCTTCCGTCCACGCGCAGACTTTAGGATCGTTGTCATTGTAATAATTCACGCGACCGTCCCTCCACAGAGCCAGGCGCGTTTCCCGGTTTCGATGCCGCGCTTGGCCATGCACTCCTTGAATCGGGCGTTGAATTTCTTCAAGTCCTTCTGTGAGAAATCGCGGGGCTTGACGATTTTGCGGCGGCGTTTGAAAAAGTTCATGGTCTGGTGATTCCGTAGATGATCCAAGCGATGATTCCGGTGGAAATGCAGCCAGTGAACAGGCCGATGAAAAAAATGAGCAGGTTGGCGTCGCGCTGTTCGGCCTGGCATTGCTCGCAGAGGTTTTCCGGTTGGTTGGTCTTTTTCATAAACGGTCGGCAGACTCAGCACCCGGTCTGCCAGCGGTTTGGGTGGTCACTCGGTCGGTTTACCCATCGCGGCGGCGGGCGGCGGCGTGGTCGGCGCATTGGCCGGATCATCGGTCGGAAGCCCAGGAAGTTGCTCGGTCTTCGGCTTGGCCTTCGCCTTGCGCGGCCCACGCTTCTTGATCGGCCCCTTGAGAATCAGCCGCACCGATTCGTTGACCTGTTTCAGCTTCTTCTTGGCGGTCTTGGCTTCGGCCAGGATGCCTTCCAATCGCTGGGCCTCGGCTTGCAGCGGCGGCAGTTTGTCCAGTTCGTCTTTCGTTGGGATGTACATGTGTTTGTTCTTTCTTCGTCCCGGCGTCATTGCCGGAAATTCATTTGCACGTCTCGCAGAGCAACCGACCGTTCGCGTCCATGAACCCAGTCCCTTTCGCAACCAGGCAATAGCACTCCCGGCAGTAGTCCAGATCGTGGTTCTTCGCCACCAGCTTCGTCAACTCCATTCGCGGCCAGTCGGCGATCTCGCTCCCGGTAGGCTCTACGACTAGCGGATTGTTGTCCTTCATGGCCTTCGCGTAGGCCGTCAGGTCGCGCAAGAATTTGTCGAGTTTCGGGGTCATAAATCAATCATTTTGCCAACCGATAAAACAGCATCGCGGGATTCTGGTTCGTGGACTCCACCCACGGCACCAGCGTTTCCGACTTTGACACCCTCCATCCCGCCGGGGAGTTTGTCAAGAATGACGACTGCCACGCCGGTTCAATGTCCAGTTCCCACGCCGTCACCGCGTTCGTTCCGCCGCGATCCACGTCGGCCATGAACAGCGTCCACTCCCCGGCCACCGGCATCCCCGCGAAGTCGCCCAGGCGATTGACCCTCGGCGAAGTGTCCGTAATCGTGGAAGGGTCGTCCATCCGCCCGTCCGGTTGCAGGCGCCCGGTCAAATTCGTCGCCGTGTGACTGTCCCCGGCGGCCCGGTCGTCGAATACCACGTCCAACCCGCCATCCAGTCGGCCCCACGGGTTGCCCGCCGTCCGGCCCGTCCGGTTCAGAAGCACCACCAGGTTCGTCCGGCCCGGCGTCATGTTCCGCAGGTAGGCGTACAGATCACCGTTTGACTGGCCGGCGACCCGCACCCGGCAGGTCAACCGCGCAATCGTCCCCTCGTTCGTCACCGTCATCCGCAGCGACCGCCCGCTTGCGCTCCCGTCCGGGATCGCCACACTCAGGTTCGTCGCAGAAAACGTCTGCGCCATCAAACCCGAACATACCAGCATCAGCATCATCGTTGTTTTCATAGTTCAACCTTTCCATTCTTCGGCGGACAAAAAGAGCCTCCGGGCGCGTTTGAATTTGTTCGCACCAAGCCATACCTCGTAAAATCCCTGCTGCTTGATGATCGAAACCCGGATGCCCCTTGTTTTCGCCGGCTTGTAAAATCGCGTGGCCTCGTCGAGACTGTCAACCCGGATGCAGTCCTTGGCCGTCAGTGAGGCCAATGCTAGGGCGAATTTGTGCTTGGCAATCTTCACAGGTCGGGGCGCGTTTCGGATGATCTGGATGCTCATAACGGTTGGCTTTTGTCTGCCCAGGAGTCCGGGCGATTGTCGGGTTTGGATTTAGGGCGTCGGCCACCGTGGCATTGCTCGCAGACAACGTGCTTGGACAGGCTTTCCAGCAGGTCGGCCAAAGACTGGCTGATGTTGTCCGGGACTTCAATCTCAATTTCCCGACCGCATTTGGCGCATGGGATTCGGTGATTCATACGTTGAAGTCCGGGGCGTGGATTTCGCAGACGACCGAACTGTGGCGGATAAGACGGCTGATTATCCGGCTGTCCATTGTGGCGATCTGCTTAGTGGAAAGGTTGGTGGTGAACATCGTCCATTGTCCTTCACGCATGGACATCATCGTGTAAAGGTTGTCTGCGGAGAACCCGTTCGGGTCTCGCTCGGCACCGAAGTCGTCAATCACTACAAACGGCCAAAGCTGGATGTCCCGGAACCATTCCCACGCATCGCCGTTCCGCAGCCGGTTTATCACGTCCGGCCATTTCAAGAACTTCGGAAAGTATTGCTCTCGACCGGAGTTTCTCTCGAACCAGTCCGATCCTCTGATGGCCTCCCAAAGGCGACCGGCGCAATGGGTTTTCCCGATGCCAGAGTTTCCGCAGAGCGTCAACCAGCGCGGAGACAACCCTTCCTTCCACGCGGTTGAAAATCTAGCCACAGCGTCAATCATTGGCTCGATCTCCGAGCGCGGTTCAAGTTTTAACCACTTTGCCCACGTTTGCGTATTGATTTTCAAGTCCTTCATTGAGGGTTCCGATATTACGGTTAGCGCGGTTTGGAGCCGTTTGCTCATGGACTGGCATGGTTCGGTTGGCATAATATTCGTGGAACTTAGTTGCGTTGAATAGGGTTTGAGGTCGGAGATATTCCATCATTTTCTCATCGGTTCCCCAGCGTTTGACTTGCCGGGTTATCATAGCCTTGATTCCATCGACATCGCCATTCACTTCTTTGAGCCGGCACATGATCGGCTTAAGGTGGCTGGCGCACTCGTGGTACTGGCGTCCGGCGGTTTCGTTTAGGAAGGCTATGAGGATTCGGGCTTTGGCAATATCGTTTTCCGGGATTTGGTCTGGCTCAGATTTCAACTCCAACTCGACAATAGATTCCTTTCCATTCCCTGATCCTTTCCCTGTTCCATTCCCGCCTGGAACGCTATTGGAAGATTCTTGGAATGTTCTTGGAATGTTCTTGGAATTCTTCACAAGTTCCTCAAGTTTAGACTTTTGCGGTTTGTCAATTCGTTGGTGCTTCCTAAAATTGATGATTTTACCGACTTCCCGGCCATCTTCAAGCGCAAGCACTTCCAAATAGCCTATGCGGGAAAGCTCTTGGATGCTTACGAGAATGTTCTTGGAATCTTCTTGGAATGGAAAAAGGTTCCCCCGGATCAATGCCGGATTGCAGTTGAAGTACCCGGCGTCATCGGCGTAGTTCAGAAGTGCTAGGGCGAGCAGTCTTGTGAACGGCGGAAGGGCAGACATCAGTTCGTGCTGCCAAAACTCTGGCTTAACGGTTCGGATTCTCATAGTGATTCTCCCTTCGCTGAATTGCACGGGCGGCAAAGGGTTTGAAGATTGTCCAGGTCGTTGGTTCCGCCCTTCGACACTGGGATTATGTGGTCAATCGAAAGGCAGTCCATGCGCTTGCAGATTTTACACCGATGACCGTCGCGCTCAAAAACCTGTTTTCTGAGCCTTGAATCCGCGATGGCTTTATTGGCGGCGTCTCGACATGCCTCATATGTGGTTCCGCATTTTTCAGCCAGTTCGCTTTTTACAGTGTTGATCTTCTGCCAAAAAATCTCCATCTTATCAATCGCCATCTGAGCTTCGGATGCCTTTTTTAAGAAATCAGACCTAAGCCCAGCCATGAATTTTTCAAGCTCGTTAATCTTAACCCCAAGAGCAATCATTTTGTTCAACTGAGTGTTTTCGTTGTACCCATGAACATTTGCTGAGAAACCGTCAATGGCTCTAGCAACCACAATGTCTGACGGGCAAAACGACGGGTGGATTTCGCGGTCAGCTAAACGCTTAAAACAAGGGCCGCAAAGAGGAAGCCGGATGGGAGATTGAAGCCTTACTTGAATGCGAACGATTGAGATTGGCTTTTCAACCATCATAACATCGGGCGTTGACTTACCGCAATATTGGCACGGAAACCCATGTGATTTATAAACTTTTGTTGATTGCATAAACAAAAAGGCGAACGCCGCGTGATAGACAGCTTTGGGCAGGAGAGCTTCCCAAAGGACACGCGGCGTTGCGCCAAATTCGTTCATTGCTGTTTGCATGGCTGTCTATTTCCAATGCGTCACCCAAAAAATTCAGGTGACGCGCCAACATCGCACTTTACCGATAACGTGTCAAGCTGGATGTTCGGTTGAGTGGTTGGATGGTTGCGGCGCCTGGTAGCCGGTCGTGGGGCTGTACGGATGTTTGACGAGGCGACCGTCAATTCTGGCCCAGCGGACGGATCGCGGGTGATTGGCGTGCTGTCGGCTCAGTGAGGCGCGGGAACGGGTGGTTTGGTGGGTGGTCATGGCTTCTGGGTCTTTCTTCGCCGGGTGGACGGTTTCCAGGTGATCCTGACGCCGGCACGTTTCAGGCTTTTGAGCGACTTCGCGGGCTTCATGTGATTTGGTCGAGCGTACCCCCGGCGTCGAGGAACTGTTGCAGGGGGATTTCGGTTTTGGTTGCGTGGATTTGGACACGGACTCGGGTGATGTCTAGCAGCCACATCTCGCCGTTGGGTACGGTTCCGCAGACCAGGCTTTTGGTCAGGGCCGGGAAGTTTGGCCGGCGCAGGCACTTGACTGCCAGATCGGGCAACTGGTCGCGGTGGTAGGTGGCGGTTATCATGGATGGGTGGCCTCCTTGTTTTCGAGGGCGGCATCGGCCATGCGAATTGCTTGCCAATAATCCGCGTCCCCGGTTTCAACTCTGTCCTCTGAATGATTTTTCAAATTTAGCATGACTTCCCGCAGATACCTGCACTCCTTTTCCTTGTCGGCCAGCGCGGCTTCGAGGCGTTCGATTTCGGCGGCGGCTTCAAGGCAGACGTTTGGCGACGAGTATTTAAGCCAAGCGACGGTTTTCAGTTTGTCAGCGTGTGTGTTCACTTCCTCACTCCTTTCTTTTTGGGTTGGTGGCAGCGGCAGGTCTTTCCCTCACTTGGAAACATTCCAGCCCGATATGCAAGCGCCCCATCCACAGAATCGGGTGTTGGTACGTTGCACGACCCAGGCCATCCTTTGTCTCTTGGTTTAGTAAACCACTTGCACGTCTTGCAGGTTTTCATTCTTCCCTCCACAGGTTTAGCGTTTTCAAAAGTGCCTCGCAGCGTTGTGGGGCGGTGGCGGTCAACAGTTCACCGGCCATTGGCCATGTCATTTTGTTGAAATATCCCGGCTCGACTTCATGGATTAGTGAAATCAACTCGTCAACGTAACGCTCAAAAACGTCTTGGGTGAGTTTCTTCTCCGCCTCATGCACCGCGTTCAGGTCGGCGTGGTAGTTGGGATGCTCACATTCAGATTCTGTTGCTTGTCCTTCCCAAACCCAAACAAACTCGTCGGGATAATCTGAATCTGGAATCTGTTTCCACCCGCACCACTCCGCGATGGCGATGTTTTGTTGTTCTGGTGTCATGCTACCTCCTTAATCCGCTTGCCGCAGTAGGGGCAGAACGGGCGTTCGCTGTTTGTCTCAAGCGTTGTTTCCATTCCACATGTCGTATCAGATACGATGCAACCAAGCTTGGTTCTCCACTCGCAAAACTCGGAGGCGGAGAGTTCGGCAAGGAGGGCGTCGGCGGATTTAACGCAATGCTCGCTAATGTTTCCATAGTGAACATCGGTTATGTTCACCATGTTCATTGACGCATACCATCCCTGCATCGACATCGCCGCGAGCAGTTCGCGTTTGGTGAGGCCGAGGCTTGCTGGTTCCCATCCTTGCTCCCACTGTCCAGTTGAGTCTCGTTGTTGTCCGTGCTGTTCAGGCACGGGATAAGCTGGTTCGTTCGGGTTCATATTTGGTTTCCTTTCTTAAAGTCGGCGCGGTTGTCAGCCGCCGCCAGTTTCCGTTCGTGGTCGGACTCGTCGGGTTCAGGATACCACTCTGCGGCGTATTGCAGCTTGTGCAATCCAACTTCGATAGCGTTCAACATTTCGATTTGTTCGCTGCGAGACTGGTCTTTAACAAGCAGTTCGATTTCGTGCAGCATTTCCTTGACGGACGTTGCGTTTGTATGGGTCATGGCTTAATCCTCCTGAATTCCACCACCCACACCCAAGGATTCGCGTTCCACGAGCCGGGGCCGTTGATGGATTCCCAAAGTATTTCATAAAGCTGCTTATCTGTAAGCGTTTCGTCAAAGTCTCCGCACGCACCACTCCATTCATCGCGGACGCTCGAAATGCCTTCCGCTCGCGCATCCGCCTCGCTTATTTCCCGCAACCGCTCGACACGCACGCCGGTTATTTCCAGCGTGATCCTGGAGGCCCAGCGCGGCATGAAGATTGAGGGGCGCAATCGTTCCTCGGTTTTTGGACGCGGCCTGAGCGGGTTATTCTCGCTCTGGTCGTCGGTTGCGGCGTAGCAGATTCCCCAGCCTTCGCCCATTGCTTCCTTGGTTGGCTTAGGGTGTGGCGATGAGTATTCTGAAAACCAGAAGGTTTCTTTCACCCAAATCTGGTCGCCGGGTTGTCCGCAGGGGCATTTGATTACCGAAACCCCATCAGACCACATGTTGCGCCTCTCGAATCCGCAAACCATCCCCGCGACTGGCTGCGGCTTGATAATCCGACGCGTCTGCGATTTGCTGCCGCCCAGAATCGCTCGTACCATCGGGCCGCTGAATAAAATCGGACGTGATTTCATTTCGGTTCCTCCGTCACGGTGAACGGTTTCCCCGGCGGCACGTCTGCCGGGCATAATGGTTGTTTGGTTTTCATCACACGTACCTTTCCAAGAATTTCGGCAGCGGGATACCAGCGCGTGCGGGTCTGGTTTTGTCCCGGTGACGAAGGATTTCAAGTTTCCGAGCGGTCTGCTGAACGCGCATTTGCTCGGCCATCTGTCCGCGTGACAGGATGTAATCGGCGGTGGCCATTATGGCGACCATGTATTTGGTTGATTTCATAAGCACTAGAACGGAACGCTAGACCCCTCTGGATCGCTCCCAGGATTGAACCCATCGGGATTCGCGGGATCACCCAGCGGAACAGCCGGCGCAGTTCTCGGCGGTACTGACGGTTGAGACGACATCCGGTTTGACGGTTGACTGGCTGGTTGCGGAGACTGCCTTGGTTGGCCTTGTGGGGCGTCCTTGCGACGGAACCGCAAACCAAACCTCGGCCCTCTGCCTGGCTGATTCTCCCAGCAATCAACCCAGTATTGGACGCCACCGATCAAAGCAGAGCCTTGGTATTGCGAGTCCTGCTTACCTTCCCGCATACGAGTGTTCGGGAACAGCGATCCACTGTCAGGTTTTTGTTCGTAAGCCATATTATTTCAACATCCACATTTCAGGTTGAACCGGAGTCCATCCATCAATCAGTCCGTTGGTATCGTACCCCGGCCATTCGTTTTTCTCAAGGCACCGGGCGTACCGGGCGAGAGCCAACTGGTATTCCACCCGGCCAATCGAGATGAATGAGGCCATGTCATCCTCACAATCGGACATGGTTCGGCGCCCAACTTCAAACGGTGCTTCGGACTCTTGGATTAGGTGGCGGAACTCTACCCGATCTTCGCCCGTCGCGGCCCGGTAAACGTCCAGGTACATGGCCCCTTGGTTGTGGTATCCCCACTTTTTAACCTCACGACCCCATGCTGAGTGCGATGCGTTGGTTCCAGTTTTAAAGTCGGCCAGAATTTTTCCAAGCTTTCCGTGCGCCTTGTCAGGCACCAGGTCAATCAGAATTTTAACCGGGACGACGATGCCCGTTTCGTCATCCCTGTAATCCGCCGTACAAAACACTTGATGCTTTGACGAATTAACGGCATCAGAATTGATCGGGTCGCTCATCAAAATCTCAATAGCATCGCTGGCAGCGTCAAAAACGTCGCGCTTTACTACCATTCTCCCAGCGTCCTTCTGTTGCTGGTTCCATTCCCGGCAGACCTTGGCATTATTGTTCCAATCCTTTTCCTCACTCTTTTCATTGGTGTAGGTTTCGGGCGTGATGGCGATCTTCGATTTAACCAAATGCGGTTGGAGCAGCATCATGTCGCACAACGCACCCCAATCCTTGCAATCCGAATCGTCCTCATGGAAACCGGCGATCCACTTGTGCGGGTTACGGGAGAAGATTTGGAGTTCTGACCGGGACATGACGAATTTTGGATCGCCGCGCCGAAACTGGCTGTTGTGATAGACGCTCGGCTCAGTGTTCTCGCTGACGACCTTCGCGTTGGTGAATGGATTTTTGGTCATATCGTTAGTTTTCCAACTTCACCAGTTTATAACCGGATGCAGCGGCTTCTTTTTCGAGCTTTTCCAGCGGGTCATTCGCCATGTAATTTTTGATCGCCTCGCTGATGGCTGAATCCAAATCACGATTCGCCGAACTTCCACGATGACGCGCCATCACGTTTCCAATGTGACAGTGATACCAAACACCGTCACTTTGAACGTCAAGTTTAACAGCGCACTCGACTCCAAACTTAGCTTGAAGTGCGCTCGCCTTTTCAGTCAGTATCTTGATTGCATTTTCCATAATTCTACGCTTTCGGCAGCAGTGGTGCCGCCTTGATGATGAGTTCTTCGATTTCCGGTTCCGTCAATTCTTCCATCGGCTTGGTGAACAGGTTGACGAATTTCAACCATTCCACCAGCGCGTCCTTCTTGCCTTCATGGACGATTTCCGTCAACTCCCACAGGCGTTTCTTCGCTGCGGCGATGGTGTTCTTGGGGGCCGGGGTAGCCACCGGACTTCCCGGAAGCCAACCCGGTTGCAGGCACCATTGCCGCAGAAGCTCGCCGTGCTTGATACTGATTCGCTCACCGCCAGCCGCCAGCAGTTTCGGGATGCTGTGATGGGTTTTCTTGCAGAACTTCGACGACAGGCTGAAATATCCACCGTCACCTTCGCGGGCCTCGATCTCCGCAGCGAACAGCATCTCAAAAATCAGTTCGTTGTCCTGAATGGCCGATGCCGCATCGTCAACGCCGACAACCGTTTTCCCGCCTTCTTTTCCCATGTGGAACTTTTCCTTGGCACGAAGGCACAGGATGATTGGCATTGGCGACCGGATGATTTCGTTGATGAACATCATGTGGGTCTTGGGCTTGACGCGGGCGGCAGCGGCCCCGGCGCACATATCGCGCTTGCGCCAATCGTCACCGCACATGCGTTGAAGCTCCTGCTCCTTCAAATCCAGGTAGCCACCTTCTCCGCCCCATTCGTGCGTGGCCGAATCAATCACCAACGCTCTCACGCCTTCTTCGTGGGCTGCCCTGATTTTCTTGACGTACTCAATCGGGTGGAACGGCGGATCGAAGTCGTGAACCATGTAGCCGCCGGGGATGTCGTTCTTGTAAATGCTGCCACGGCGGTTCTCGGTGTCAATTAAACCGATCTTACCATCCGGCCCCGCGATGCCACGGGCCAGCAAAAGGGCTGAGTAGGTTTTACCACTGCCGGACTTTCCGAAGAATCCGACCACCGGCTTGAACGGTTCCGATGTTGGTTGGCTAAATATGCTCATTTGAATGTTTCGTCGTTACGTATTACAAATATTACAAGTGTTACGCGATTGCAAGAACTATTTTCAACTATTTTGTTTGGGGATTCCATCGTTCCAGCACGGGCAGTTTTGGCCGTCGTACTGCCAGATTCCAGAGCGCGAAACAACAATACGGTCGCACTCAGGAACAACCATAACCCCGTTAATGTACGTGCAATCTCCTGAAATCGTGGTCTTGATATTTCCCTTGCGAGTTAATTGCCATTTCGCGTGGCAACAAGTTTTGCAGCATTTATTCATAGCAGTTTCCTCATCTCGCGCACCAGCCGGCCAATGCGGCGTTCGGCTGATTTACCTCCCGCGTCATCGTGCTTCGATTTGATCGTCAGGGGATCGCCGCCGTCAACCGATTTGCCTTCCTCGACGGCCTTCTGGTCAACTAGCAGCGGGACGAGTTCGCCAGCGAGTTCGGCCATTTTGTTGTGGGTTTGAAGGAGCGGCCAATGGGTTATCAAAACGAGTTTCATCTTGGCCGGGGCCGGGATGACCACGCAGCCGTCCCACTCAAAGTACGGAGGAATGGTTTCCCATTTCTGCCCCATCAGGTTCATGGCCTGAGCGAACATCTCATCGTAAGCCTCCTGCTGAATCAGGCAGATGTTGGGTTGCTTGCCGTCCAGGTGCATTTTAATATTCACCAAGGCGAGTCGGAATTGTTCGAGCATCAAGTTCATAAATTAAAATCCTCGGTCAGCTTTACGTTGTTCTTTGGCTGCTTTTTCTTCGGCATACCGCCGGTTTCTCGAAGCGGTCTTTGAGTCGCACGGGGAATGACCAGCGCATCCATGCTCCACCGTCCAGATGCCCATAATCGCAGCGGCTTTCTGGTTTGGAACTTCGCCCTTCCATTGCGCCCCACAAGTGCAGTTCAAGTCGAGTTTCATAGTCTCCATTTCCTACCGCTGTAATGGACGTGCTTCACCGTGGCGATGGCGCGGTTTGCACCTTCCAACATCCATTGTCGTTTTGCTTGAACATCTGGGCCGACAGATTCCAGACATTCAGCCATCATGTCCGCTTGAAGATTAGCCAACTGGCCCAATACGAATTTCCGGTAATAAGCCAGCCGCTTGGTCTTGTGCTTGAGCGCGGGCGGGATCGGGATGGTTTTCAGGTTTGGGTTCATAGTTTCAATTTGTAACACCCCGACTTGCAGGCCGCAATCCAGCGGGCGCGTTCGGCGGGGTTTTTGAAGGTGGTCGTTTCAATCGCCTTGCCATCGTCCCATTGGGTGATGTGCTGCTCGGTGATGTGAAATTCCCGGTGAACGTCAACACCCGGCCCGCCGTGGTCGCGGATGACTTTCTGGAAAACCAGACGGGCGGGTGTGACTTCGATGCTCATATTTCTCCAATGGTTATCGTGCATCCGGCAGCACCGCACGCGCAACCTGTCCCGCAGGAAAGCGGAATCGCTTTGACGTAACTTTTACTGACCCGCAGCACGGCCACCTGAGAATCGTCCTTCCAGATTCCCAGATTCGTGAGCGCGTCCATGATCGCCTTGGCGAGGTTGTCAGCGTCAGGCCGGCCAACGTGATGGTTCGGTGCCGTAGCCTTCAATCCCTTTCGGTTGAAATGGTCTTTCGGCCTTGGCATGGAGAATTGGAGTGTCAGCGACACCGGGCCTTCCCACGGCTGACCGTCCCATCGCGCCTTCACTTCCTGCCGCACGATGCCCTTCCATTCCTCGGCGGTGCCAGGGTCATAGACGCCCGCATGGTTTCCCCGCGAGAAAGCCTTGGGGCGCGGTTGCCCTTTCGGCTTTCCAGCGACGAACACTTCGAGGGTCGGTTTCACGCCCCCGCCTCCGGTTCCAGCGGGAGTTTGATTTGGTCGGGGTCATCCACCAACACCGAATCGTCAACCTCGTCGGTGAACTTTCGGGAGTACGCGAGGCTGGTGGTGGCATGAACGCGATCCTTGACGGCCTTCAACTTGACCGATAGCGAGACGTTCAGTTTTCCTTCGGGGTTCTCGTACAGTTCAGTGGTGATGGCGTCAGCGTTTTGCGCCAGCAAATCCTGAACTTCGCCCTGAATGAGCGTTCGGATTTTCTCCGACATGTCGAATTTATTACTCATGGTGTTGTGTTTTTGTTTTGGTTATCGTCCGGTGCAATGTCCGTTACGAAATTGATTAACATGCCCATGCGAGCGTGATAAACTTCCTCGTTCTCAGCGATTGAATACCCCGACTTGTTCTTCATCCAGTCCATTGCGAAACGGATCAGTTCATCGCGGGAGAAGTATTTTCTCAACGGTTCAGGCATAAAATCAAAAAGCCATCGCCACGAACGTAAGACGCGGCGGGGTGGGGGAGATTCCGCCGAACGTGGCGATGGCCAAATGTTGTTGGGTTGTCTGCATGGGACGGGTCTTACTCCGTCGTTCGACCGGCGTGTTATTTGGACGGCTTGAAAAGTTTACGAAACCGGCGCAGCCCCTCGTTGATCGTCCACGTCTTGGGGTGGCCTCGATGAACCATCACCTCCAGAAAGTCCCGGTTCTCCGGGGTCGGCCTGAACGTCATTCCCGGCCTGTTTTCCGAATTGCTCTGTGTTTTTTTCATTCGTTTGTATTACAAGTAATTCACGATTGGCCATCTTGTCAACATTTTTTATGGAATTTTCTTTGAGCCTTTTCAACTCGTTGTAAACCTCAACCTGTTTCACGTCATCCCAAAGGTGGAAGTAATACTGCGGCTTGGCGTTTTTCGAGCGGTAAATATTGCGGGCGGCCAGCACGGCTGGCATTTGTTCGATGCGCGTCCGGGCGGCCCGGACAGCGGACAATTTGATGTTCCACCGCTTGGACAACTCGACCGCGCTCTTGCGCCAGTCCATGTCGTACCACCGGCTCCCGGCCACGTACACGTCCGAGACGTTATGCTTGGCCGTCCGGTAGCGCAGTTTTTCGCACGCCTTGGCGACCTGGCCGGGGGACACATGGCAGGCAACGGCGATCTCGTCAATCGAGTACGCCCGGTTCTTATTTTTGATTAGCCGGATGTAATCATCCAGCACCTTCAACTTCTCGGTGGCCGACATTTCGCTGAGTTTGGGAATCTTGGTCAGGGACTTGCCCCACATGAAGATCGCCTCGACCGACGTGAACGCGGACAGCAGTTTGTCCGGGCATGTGTCCAGCATATACATGAACCAGATTACCCGCTTCACCAGCTTGTCGCACTCCCGCTTGCCTGCCGCCACCAGCGGCCAGTGGCCGGCGGAAACTCCAGTCAACAACCGGAACTGTTGCTGGGTGAATCGGTCGGACAGGTGGGAAACCATCGCCGCGAATTCCTCCATGCTCGGCTCAAACGATGTGTCCAAGAGTTCAGAGTCAGAATTGCTGTTTGCCATAAATCATGTTGACTTTATCGGTAACGTCCACGACATTCGGTTGGTTGTCAATGAAAACCGTGATTCAGTTCATAGCCGCTGTGATCGTGGGCACGGCCTACGAGTGCTTCAAATTCGTCCAATTCAAGGCGTCTGGACTCTGGCTATCGGCCACCGGGAAGATTCCCCGTGTGTCCAAGGAATTGGCCAATGCTCGCCTCGCCGTGTGCCGCCAGTGCCCGATCTTCTATTCGCCCACCCAAACCTGCGGAAGCCCGTTCAATCGCAAAGCGCGGGCGCGGGGACGCCCCGCCGGGTGCCTGTGCTTCATGCCATTCAAGGTGAAGTTTGAGTGTAATTGCTGGCTGTGGGAGGAACTTCAATGCAACATGTTGACTCCCGAACAGAAGCAGGACTGGTTGTTTTCAGGATGGAAAGGCAGTTTGAACACCGACTATGCCGAAGGATAATGGAAAAGACCTGGCCGCCGACGCGCTGGTAAAGGCCGGCGAAGTCGAGATCATGGCCCCGGAGATTCTCAAGCAGGCCCAGCTTGGGCTTGACCCGAATAAGTATTTCGCCCGCGAACAGGTTGGCAAAGCCCTGCTCGGTCATACCCTGGGCCTCACCGTGGCGTCCAATCTGAAAATGCGGGAGAACCTTGAACGGGCATCCGACACGCTGGTTGCCGACATCGTTGACCGGCCAATCCCGGAGAACGAGGAACTGGCCTGCAAGGTGATGAGCCTCAAGATTCGGGCGGCGTCCGGGCTGGCGATCCTGTCTGCCAGGCACATCAGTCTGACGATGGAACTGACCAATCTGGCGGAATTACAGGGGCGCGTTAATCTCAAGGGAGCCGCCAAATCACTTGCCCCGCAAACCTTTGTTGGCACGAATTTCGTGCAGATCAACGGCAACCAACCAACCGTTGCATCGGAACCAAAACCAGTGGAAGATGATAGCGACAAAACGACGAATTTATGAATACCATAACGTTCCCGATCCCAGTGGCACCGGCCCCGCCGGAAACGCCTGACCACGGCAAGATCATTCGCGCCGAACTGACTTTCCCGGCGGTGCCCGTCCAGTACGCCGACAACGATGCCATCGGTAGCGGGTACATTGAATTCCCGCTTTGCCCGAAGATTGACGGTGGCGCCGGGCTGATTGTCCACCTGGACATGATTACCGAAGTGGTCGCCGCCACGGCCTTGGAAGCGGAGCTTTGGATTTTCAACGCCCCGCCGACATCCCAGTTCGACAACGTGGGATTTATTAAGTCGGACGCGGATTTGGATCATCTGGTGGCAGTTCTGGCACTGGGCGATTCCAAGTTTGAATCCGCCGAGGAAGGGGGATACGCCGGGTATCCGTTCTACGGCGTCTATGCCACGGTCACGGCGTCGTCCTGCTGCGGCATCAGTCGGGCGTTCCGGTGCATGTCCGGGTCGAAGTCCCTTTACGGCGTTCTGGTTGCGCGTTCGCTTTACACGCCGGCAGCGAACGAGAAGCTGAAACTGAACCTGCATATCGTGCAGGGGTAATGGTATGACTGGAATCCCGCTCATCCGAATTGCGGCCATGCTTCCGAAAGGAATCATTATCCCGCCGATGCCGCCGCCTCCGCAGGGAGATGAAGGCGTCACGAACGAGGAAGGTGAGGTGGTGGTTAATGAATTTGGTGATGCGCCAATCGGTGGAGACTAAAAAATGATGAAAAAACATCTGTTGTTTTTGATGGTTTTTATCGCCGTCACGCTGATGACGACGTGCGCCACTGCGGCCACGAACGTCTGGCTTGGAGATCAAATCAAGACGAACTCGATATACCCGACGAACTACGTCCAGTTGATGGTGCAGAGGCCGGGAACATCGGGAGCCGGGTCGAACGGTCTTTGGCGTTTGATTCGCGGCGACCAACTGATTTACAGCCTGATTAATTCCACGCAATTTGTCACGAACAGCGACGGAAAACTGGTCATTAAAGATGGTGCGTTCACGACCAACCAGACCTTGTTCAACCCGTACCTTAACTACGACGGAGGTGGGGTCGGGTACATCGTCCAGGAACCTCGCAACGAAGGCATCTGGTGGTATCAAGACGTAAACGATTTCTTCAAGATTGACGCCACCAACATTCAGGCGTACATACCAATTCGAGGTATTGATCCTGTTGCGACTAACGATCTGGTGACGAAAAACTATGCTGACGCCATTACTGGAAGCACAAACCAGCCACACATTACCGTTACCAATGGGATAAACTTTCTCACAAACGCTCCACTTAAGCTGTATGGCACAGGCTACGAAAGTGGAACCGATTATAGCTATGGTCGTTTTTCAATGACTTCAACTGGACTCAATATTTGCACTCTCAGAGCCGGTTCTTCCACGACCAATAATCAGGTGATTTATTTCTGCACAGATGGAACGAATCGTTGGGGTATTAATCAAATTGGAAATTTTATTCCATTAGGAGCAGACGGTGCATATAACATAGGAAGTCTTACGTCTCCGAGAATTGGTGCTGTTTATGGAAATATTATACAGTCTGTAAACAATATGGTTAGTGGAGCGGCGATAACTGCAACAACGCACTTTGAATCTCAAGGAAGGATTCAGTTGTCTGGTGGAGGGACGCAATACGGATTACTTCAACTAAACGCGGCAAATAACGGTGGGGCATTCATGCAAACCACAAACGCATGGGGTATCTCGTTTGGCACTTTCAACGCGGCGCACCCGTTCATCATGTCATCAAATCGCAATCTTGCTTTCACTCACGGAGGCGACCCGTCTGGAGCATCGGCAACAGTAGTGATTGATTCGATTAACAACACGAATATGTTTCGCGGCTCCACCACCATCACCAACCTCACAAACTCAGGCCCAGTGGCGTGGACTTATGGCGGCCGTTGCACTATGATTATCAGCAATTCAACCGTGCAGTTTGACACGACGGTAACACCTATCGCACTCAGCAACTACACGCGCACGACGGTTTCTCGAAACATCGGAGCAGATTTGACAGCGGGAACCTTGCAACTCACAAATGCTGGGACGTACATGGTTTATTTCAATCTCTCTTTTGAGACGACCACACAGCCAGCGGACGCGGTTGCGGAAGTGTACTTGGACAGCACAGCTACTGGCTTGCGCTTCAAACGCGACATGACCGCGAACAGCGCATCTGGTAGCGCGACCATCAGCGGATTGATTACCGCAACCGCTGGCCAGTTGTTGTCGGTTAAAATGTCCACAACCTCGACAGAAACTATGATTGTCCGTTGCGCTCAGTTAACAGCTAAACAAGAACCTGATTAAAGAATATGAAAAAAACTCTGTTATTTTTACTGGCGAGTGTTTGTGTCTTAACCGCGCAGACGCCGAACACAAATGACATCAAGGCAACTTGGAATGTGCCTTGCCAGTATTCCACCAACCAATGGACGGCTTTGGTTTGGCAATATCGGAATTTGACGAATTCAATTCCTTTGGTTACGAATGTTGTGCAGGGAGTTTCAACCAACGTCACCACATCAACACCAGTCCCGTCAATAACTGACTGGCATATTGCAAACGTGCGCCGGATGTCAGGTCAAATGGCTGACTCATACGTTGAACAGCGCAAGGCCGCTGAGACTTCGGTTTCAGGTTGGATTTCACTTCGGGACGCTTGGGCCGACCTTACGCCGGCCCAACGCACGGCGGTTCTTAACGCGGCGGGATTGAATCCTTAACCAAAAACCGGGAAAATGAAAAGGCTATTACCGATTCTGATGGTTCTGTTTATGGTCGCGCTGGTGACTTCCTGCGCGACTGCGGCAACGAATGTTTGGCTTGGAGACCAGGTGCGTACTAACTCGATTAAGCCCACAAATTACGTTCAGTTGATGGTCCAGCGTCCAGGAACGTACGGAACTGGATCAAACGGACTTTGGCGCCTTATTACCGGGGCCGACTTCATCAGCAGCCTTGGCTTGGCCACGGACACGGAATTGCAGAACGGAACGAATTCGGTCAAGAACTGGGCCATTACCGCGCTTGGATCAAACCAGTTCAATACGACCCAGTTCGCTACCAATGGATCAGGAAAGGTGACGATCAAGAACGGGGCATTTCTGACCAACACGACCGAGTACGCGCCATACCTGACGTACAACGATGGCTCCGGCTACAACACCGTCATTGAGCCTAGAAACAATGGTACGTGGGCGTACAATGATGTAACCGATTTTTGGAAATTTGACACGACAAACTGGACGTTTTTCCAATCAGTTTCCGGGCCGACACCAACCCAGCCCAGCAATCTCGTAACCAAGGCATACGCGGACAACCTGACCAATGGGCTTGGAAGCGCGTACAATCCGCTGGTCAACTCCAACTTTTTTATTATCTACGCCACCGGACAGGGCACGAATACCTTGGGTGGAGGAACCAACATCCTGGTGCTTTGCGAGAATTCCAGCAGCACTAACACCGTGATTTTGCCAGTGTCCCCTACCAAAGGTCAGGAGGTGATCGTGAAGCACTGGGCCGGGTCATGGAGCCATTCGTCGGTGGTAATTGATGGAAATGGGAAGTTTATTGACAACTTCAACTCGCTTGAATTGACGAATTACCACGAATCTGTTTGGCTGATTTACAGCACGAACGCTTCAAGGTGGTTCATTGTCTCGCACGTAAACGAAACGCAGACCGGAACTGGAACCGGAGCCACCAACACCTTCGACTCAAACTTCACTCTGACGGACGGAACCAATGTGCATCTGGCGGTTGGTGGAAGTTACTCAAATTCATGGTTAAATATTCCCGTCACAAAAGGAAATGTAAAGTTTTTCTCAAGCCTTATTAATTTTTACAGCGATATGAATGTTATTATTCCTGGAGTGCTGACAAACTTTACCACTTATGGAAAAATGGAGAACGGTAAATTTACATATCCAGCAATCGTCGCCAGTGGGAATGGTGTATTAGGTGAATCTCCTGGTCTTGAAGTAACATACCACGCAAGCATCGGAGGACTGCTTCAAGTCGAAGGCACCACCAACCTTAACGACTGGGCTAGGCTTGGGACGAATGTGCTGGGTTCTGGTGGAGTTGCAACCAATGTTTCAACCAACATGGTCGGAATGACTTGGTGGAACCTGAAAGACCACGGAGCGAAGTTTGACGGGGTATTGCTGACTAACGCGGCTTGGACTTTGAACGGGACAAATCTGGTCTGCACCAATGCGACTTTTGGGACTGGTGATGTTGGGAAGCTGGTGTTTATATACGGAGCAGACGCCAGCAATACCAACTGGACTGGATACATCCACACTTACGTCAATATTCACACGGTTGCGATAAACCGGGCGATAATCGGAGGTGCATCTTTTAACGAAGGAACTGGTAAGGTTGTATATGGAAGCAACGACCAAGATGCGTGGCAGCTTGCTTTCGACCAAGTGACGAATGGGAGCGTTACGATCTATGCTCCGAATGGAATATCCGTGGTTGGCGGGAGCTTTTCTGCTACGAAAAACTCACTAATTGCTGTTCCAGATGTTGGGTATTATGGAACCATTGTCCCGACTCTGCGCGTGGTTGGTGAGTCTGCGCCGTGGTCGGGTTACACCGGCCCAGGCTCCTTGGCGCAGTGGACGCACCAAGGATCAGCGATATGGTGCGTGGTTACGGGTAACGGAACGAACCAAACGCTTATTTCGTCAACCAACGTCACCAACCCTTACGAGATGGGCGGTGACAAGTGGAACAATGTTCGCGTCCGGTTTGAGAACATCGGGTTTCGATTGCTGCCAAACCCGCAGATGTCATGCCTTAATTTGTCGGAAGCTTGCACGGCAGACTTGTTTAACACCTATGTTGATACCGGCTGGGTTGGATACACCGGGCCAGCACCAACCTGCGTGAATTCGGTTGCGGTAAAGCTTCCGCGAACGAACAACAGCGGAATCGGGATTAACCGGCTGGATCAGGTGAATGTTTGCGGGACTTACGTTGGCATTGACTCCTACGAGGGCGTATGGGGGTCACAGATCGGAATCATGTCTGGAATTATCGGATTGCGCCTGAATGGTTCCTACCATGCCGCAACCTACACCGACGTTATCATCACCGGAAATTCCACAAACATTTACGTCACTGGAGCGAACCGGACGACGATTGCAAACTTCAAAACCGAACACGCATCCGATGCCCAATGGTACGGAACCGACGTTGACCTGTACGACCCAAGCAACTATTTGAAAGGCTCAATTAGCTGGGCGGTTGTGAAGGCCGGCGTTGGCATAGACAGCACTTGGACGCAGGTTGGTGGAACGAATTGTGTGGTGGTTGAGATGGGAAAATCTCCGGTTGTGAAATACGCAGGCCATTACGATGACGGCTCTTTGTCAAACGTGTTCGGTGGCTCTTACGTTGCTCTGACTACTAACGCCCCAAGTGACGGGCAGGTATTGACCGCAACTGGAAGCAAGGCGAAATGGGCAGTTGCCGCTGGATCACAGACTCCGTGGACTCAGGATGTAAATGCGGCTGGCTATGCGCTGACGAATCTTAACGGTCTGTTTGTTACTGGGACAAACCTTCCCGCGAGCAGCATGGGAAATGGTGAGGTTCAACTTTACAACTCCAACGGGGTTCTTTACGCAATCTGCAAAGACCTTGGAGGAAACGCTACTACGAACAAACTTGCGCCACCATGATAACATTTTTCACACTACTGCTTACAGCCTGCGCCTGCTTTGGGCAACTGATAATTCGCAATCAAGCCCCAAGCATTGCGCCATCCATCTCCACGCAGCCAACGAACCAGACCATTCTTACTAACCAGAACGCATCATTCACGGTGGTCGCAACTGGAACGCCAACACTCTATTACCAGTGGCAGACAAATAGCGTCAATGCTTATGATGGAGGGCGCATTTCAGGGTCAACCACAACTCAGTTGACCTTTACGGCGGCAACAATAGCGGACAGCAATACGCTGGTGCGCTGCATTATAACTAACTCAATCGGAAGCATCACCAGCGATGTTGCCACGCTTACAGTTACAAATGGTGTTGCAAGCACGAACTTTCTGCCTTCTGACATTGCAACACTTGGCGGTTGGTATGTTTACACCAACTACTACACGAACGGATCAACTGCAACACTTCCAGACTTGTCAGGAAATGGTCGAGAACTGACGCAAACCACATCCAGCTACATGCCATCAACAAATTCAGATGGGCTTATTTTTGGAAACGACACTTCTCTTTCAAAAGCGTCAATTACAAACACACTTCCCATTGAAGTGTGGGTGGTTTGCAATATTACGAACCGTGGAGGGAACGAGTTAATCTCGGCAATTAATCGGGCGGAACCTTTGGCTGCAACTTATCAGCCTGGATCAACAAGAATTATAGCATACCCATCGGCAGTGCTTTCATTCACAAACACAAACACATGGATGGTGTTGAGTTATTTTTACAGCGCGGCTGGTGCTGGTAATATCAGCTTTAACAACGGAACAACTAACACCTCCGGCACTGTTACAGTCGCGTTGAAGCAAATTGACCTTGGAGACTCGCTTAGGAACAGCCCATTTTGGGGCGCGATTAAAGAGGTTGTAGTTTATACAAACTTAAACTCTGGCGCGGACAAGTTGAAGATTTATCAATACATGACGAACCGATGGGGATTTTCTCCGTAACACGAATATGAGAGAGCGCATTTAAACATTAAAACAAAGCAATAGGGTGAAATGGATATGCAAAATATACTCGCAGCATCAGCGTACCCACTCATAGGGGCCAGCACGGCGTTACTGGCATTTGGGGAGTCGGCAGTGCCGTTTGCTACGGTAGTTGCCTGCCTGGTATTCGTCTGGAATCAATCGGCCAAGTTCCAAAAGGCCATTGACCAGATTGAACACTTGGCTGACAAATTCGACCATTTGCCTTGCGCCAAGTGCGAGGATCACTGCAAGATAGAGCGCGGCGTAGGGCCGCACAGTTGACCATGAATTTGTCCGACATCGCCTATTCCGACGTGGCCACGCTCAGTCCGACGATCCTGCTGGCGGTCGTGCTGAACGGCGTTGGGGTATTCCTCAAGCGATCCCCGCTCAAGGATTGGCTGATCCCGTTCGTCCTGATAGCCCTCGGCGCGTTGATCTACCCGTTCATCGCCGATGTAACCGAACTGCACAGCGGAACCCGTAATGCCACGGCCTACCGGGTGGTTGTTGGTTCGGCCATCGGGGTTATATCTGTGGGCGTCCATGCCACTTTGAAGCAGTTCATAGGCCGGAAAGGGGACAGCGGCCAGACCGATTTCATCCAACGGAAACCATAAACCACAAACCAAAATCCAAATAAACACATGAAAAACACGATCAAATATTGGGTGGCCTGCATCATGCTCGCCGCGTTATTCACCGTTTCGTTGTTCGCGCAGGTGGTCGCCGGGCCGGATTCGATGCCGGCGCCGCCCGAACCGTCAACCCCGTGGTGGATCACCGTCTTGGCGATTACCGCGACTGTCATCGGCTCGATATTCGCTTGGATTGGCAAACTGATCGCCACCAAGCTCAAGCTGTCACAGACCCAGGCTGACGCGATGGACGCCTGCACGGCGGCAGTGGCACAGACCTATCAGGATTACGTCAAGGAACTCAAGAAGTCCGGGAAGTTCGGCGCCACCGAGAAGGCGTTGGCCAAGGAGAAGGCCATGTCGCTGGCAAAGGAACTGGCCAAGGGGCCGGCCAAAGACCTGCTGCTGTCCTACGGCAAGGAGCATATTGGGGCGTGGATTGAGCAGATCGTCACCAAGCTCAAGGGCGGAACCAAGCTGGAAAACGGCGTCATTGACGTGCCAGCAACCATAACGCCTGCTACCCCCGCAAAATGACCTTCATCGGCCAAATCATTTATGCGCTGTTCAAGCCATTCCTTGAGGAACTTTTCAAGCAGTTCAACCTTGCCGGCAGCCGGCCAGTCGTGGCGACGGATGCTGCACCGGCTGACCCCGGCTTTAAGGCTGCTTGGGATGGCAGTCTTGCTGGCCAGCTTGAGCGGATGCGCCTTGTTCGAGAGAAACAGGGTGGTGTTCGTTGACGGTGGAAGTAGCTATCCACGGCTCGACGACGATTGCTGGGGGCACGTTTTCACCGAAGACAAGGCTACTGGCCAATGGGTGCGAAGCTCGAAGAAAGTGAAATTGCCACCCGGTTGGTACGTTGGGCCTGGGCCAAAATGAACCTGGAATTCCAGATCAATGTCATTTGCGACGGTAAAGTGACCCACTTGGCGCGGGAAGTGGTGAACACGTCCGGCCTGTCAACCACCCAGAAGGCGATGGCCCCGCGCATTGCCAAGGTCGCAGCCGAACTTTTGGCCGGCGAGAAAGTGCTTACCCGTTCGCTGGATGAACACTTCAAGACGGCGGCTGATTGATTTTCCCCCCGCTCGGTTTTCCGGTGTTGAACTCAGCGGGCAAGACCGGCGTGTTTGCCGGGCGGGGGGTCTATTTCAAGTGTGAATTATCGGATTCCCCGGCTTGGCCAATCGCATCTCAATATCGTTGACCAACTCGCTCCAAGCCTCCATCGCAATCAGGTAGCTCATCGCGTCGAAAGCATGGCGCAGGGGATCGCCCGACCGCTTGAGCGACCCTTGGGCGTTGGTCTTGAGCATGGTCATGGTCTGAATCAACTGCTCGCACCGGGACGAGATGAACAGGCGGTTGGCGAAAAGGAGCCGCCGCGTAAGCTGGATGCGCTTGACGACCGAGTTTGGCCCCTTGGTGACGCCTTGTAGTTCGATGGCCTGGTCGGAAGCGCGAAAGACCTCCTTGGCCTCGTTGGACGCGGAGATGGACTGGAACCCCGACATGGCCGATGAATCCGACCAGTGAACCCAATTAACCTTCCGGCCAATCACCTTCTCCCAGTACGCCATCAAATCCATGAATTCTAGGGTCAAATCTTCGAGCTTGATGGGGGTATCAATCATTATCAGTTCGTCGAGGATTTTGAACACCGGCTGTTCTTCGCCTGGTTTTCCGGCCATGACCTTCTCCGCGATGACGATGGCGTTATGGATGTCGCCCAAATCCCAGCCCGTGTAGAGCGTGATGCAATCATCTTCCGGCATCAGGATAGCCGGGTTGGGATCGGCTACGGTCGCCATGTCGCCCTGGACATGAATCTCCGGGCGCCACACGCGGGCGAAGGCGGTATCTGAGGCTGACGACTTCCATTCACCCAGCCAGTGCCGGGCGTACACGTCCGGCCCGGAGAGCATGAACTGGGCCTGCAACTCCTGTTTCTCGGTATCGGTCAGCCACGGGTTGTCGGATACAGCGAATCGGTATATGGCCAGTTTGTCGCGGAGCGCGATCATCGCCTCGACCGTGTTCGGGAATTGTTCCTCGATCTGCTTGCGCGTCATTCGCCGGAACACATGGAAAAGCTGGTAAATCCAGTGGGACTGACCTTCCTCGGCGGGGTTGGTGTCAATCAGGAACAGGAAGTGGGGCTTCCACGAATCATCGTACCCGCGCAAGCACTGCATCATAATCTCGAAGGACGCCCGCCGCTTGAAGTTGGCGGCTTCCGTCAGGTAGATGCAGGAATAGTACCGTCCTTTGTAGATGCGCTCGACTTCCCGCTCGTTCTTGAGGGAGTCCAGTTGCAGGCGGGAAACGCCACCGTGCGCGTTCGTAATGGCGCACTCCATCTTATGCGTGAGACTGGATAACTTGGGGGGCGTGTGCCACTTCATGCCGATCCCTGAGTCAATCCATTCGGGCAGGATGTGTTCCACCATCAGTTGCCAGGTGCCGCCGTCGTAGTTGTCCGTGAGCGTTCTGCCGGCCATTGCAGCACGGGCGTTCGGGCACTCCCACAGGTGACGGGCCAGGCGATGGCAGGCGCCGAATGTTTTGGACGACTTGCGTGGGCCTTCAACGTCCACAATCAGATGGGAAGATTCGGCCAGGAGTTCGGCCTGCTTTTTGGAAACGGATGGGAACCATTGGCCTTTTGCGTCTATTGGCATTAGCGTTAAAGCTTCAAAGATTATCGTTCAAGTTATCGTAAAAGTTTCTGTTGACTTTTGCCAATATCCGTGCGAATTCATTGTTGGTCAATCGAATAATGCTTTTATGAAAATGGCAATCTCAGCGAAATCACCCGTCGCAATCACAACCGACGCCCCCAAGGAGTCCTACCCTTACGTCTGCTTTCGGGACAAGCAGGTGGACAAGTTGGAAACCTCGCTGGGCGAGATGCCGGAAGTTGGGGATGAAGTCACCGTGACAATGACGCTGAAATGCACGGCGTTGCGGAAGGATGAGAACGGGAAGTCAGCAGACTTCAACGTGGTGTCGGTGGCCGGCGGTGAAACCAGCGAGGCCGAGGATGAAGGCGATGACGAAAAAGAGGAAGCCCCGATGGCCGACATGAAGGGCGTCAAGAATCCCGCCCTGAAAAAGGGCATGGCGAAAATGATGGAAGGCAAGAAATACTGAGGCCATGAAAACCGCCGGCTGGAAACCTAAACTGACGAAATTTCAGAAAGCCGTGTTCAATGGCACAAAACCGATTTACATAATCGGCCCGCGTAACGCTTGCAAAACCTCTGACAAAAATGGCCGATAAACCAACCACCGATGCCGAACCTTCGGAATCCACCGGCTACTTCGGGCCGGTTCCGCCCAACTCCGAAAACGACCCAATACCTGCCGCCAAGAGCGAGGAAATGGACGATGGGGCGGCGGCCTTCCAAAAGCGCATCGGCGTCACCTTTGACATGCTCAAAGGAAAACTCGACAAGCCCGACCTCCAATTCGACGATAAGACCAAGCAACTGGTCAATCAAGTCCGCGACATCATTCAGGGTGGCATGGCGTTTTCGTTGAAGGACTGGCGAATTTACGCCGCCATTGACGAGGCGTACAACGTCTCCTACCAGCAGATCAATCCCACGCTGATTCGGAAGATCATCGGGAAATCGTTCAAGAACTGGCAGGACATCGTAAAGGAATTCGAGCAGTGGGGATTGAACGCGGAATCGCTTTACAGCACCGTCAAGGGCGAGGACGGCGTGGACAAAAAAGTTCTCAAGGAAAAGACCTTCTGGAAAATCTTCATTCCGCTGGTCAAATCGTACCTGACCATCCGCCTGGCCAAGCTCTACAATGACCGCGATCAGTACCCGTTCCTGAAATACGAGCCGAACAAATTCACCGATGAAGCTTGGATGGTTGGCGAAATACTGACCGAACTGGTGGAGCGCATGGTGCAGAACTACGGCTACCGCGCCATCTTCCGCCAGCAGCTTCATCAGATGCTCAAGTATTCGTTCTCGTTCATGTTCCCAGCGGAAGCGTGGCACAAGGAAACCGCCCCGGACGATGAAGGCGATGGCCAACACGCCACGAAGGAAGGGCTGCGTTACAACATCCCGCATCCCACGAAGGTCGCTTGGGACTTGAACTATCGCCCGGCCACGTTCAACACCGATACCGGATGCGAATGGGCGTTCTATTGGCGCGTCTATAAGTACAAGGACATCTACGGAAACCCGTATTTCTGGCGCAAGGAAATCATCTCCGCTTCCACCAACAACTGGCTGAACGCTTATCCGCAATATTTTTCGGAAGTGTTCCCGTGCCGGATGGAGCCGTTCACCACCAGCAACCGGACGGAAACCAGCCGGGAAGAAGCAAGCGCGTTTTACTCCCGTACATCGGATTCGGAAAAGGCCGTGTTCCTGTCCGACCTGTTCATCAAACTGACTCCCAGCCAATACGGATGGGGCGAGTACGCGCACCCGGTCTGGTTCCGGTTCGTGGTGGCGAACGAGGATTGCATCGTCTATGCCGAGCCGCTGGCCTATTGCCCAGTGCTGTACGTCGGCTACGACGAGGATCAGAACCAGCCGCGCAACCCCGGCATGGCCCTCGAAATCATGCCGTGGCAGGACGCCACCGGGAATCTCCTGAGCCAATGGATTCTGTCCATGAAACAGAATCTCAAGAAGATCGTGGCCTACGACAAGAAGGCGGTCACAGCCGAGGCCATTGACGAGCTTACCGCCACGGCCAATGACAGCGAGAAAACCACATGGATGGGCGTTGAGAAGCGGCAACTCACCATGCAGGGGGCGGACTTCAACCAGATTTTCTTCCCCGTCAGTTTCCCGATGAACGACATTGGCCAGTTCGTTATCACGATGGACAAGATGTTCACCATCATGGAACGGACGCTTAACATGTCCGCCGCCGAGACGGGGGCCGCAGGTGTCCACATCCAGACCGCCGAGGAAATCCGCGTCATCTCGAACAACGTGTCCAACCGCGTGGGCTACACCGGGGCGAGCGTGGACGACTTCGCTGATGCCTGGAAGCGGCAACTCGCCACGGCCACGCGCACCTACGCTGACCGGGAGTTCGTCGTCGAAGTGTCCAAGACCAGCGAGGATTCGGCCAAGGTGCTGAAAAACCTTGGGTTTGAACTGGTGGACGAGAACGGGAAATCCGTCAAGGTCAAGGGGCCGCAGGCCAAGGTGGTGATGAACGCCTACATTTCGTCGCGGGAATTCCAGCAACGCTTGAACGACCCGCAGATCGGCAACCTGCTCCTGCAAAATCTCGCCGCGCTATCAAAGACGCCGGTGGGTATGCGCCTCGCAGCGGAACAGCCCGAATTCTTCTCTCAGACGTTCAACCGGATCAACCGCCTGCTGGGCGGCCCGCGTGATTGGAAAGTTCCCGTCAACTTCAAGCCGATGCCCGCTGAACAGCCGGCGCAAGGTGGTCAGCCCGGCGAGGGTCAGGGTGGCCAGCCACAGGGCAATCCGATGGAAGCGTTGCTGGGCCAGATCAACCAGATGATTCAGCAGCAGATTGGGCAGGCCGGTCAGGCGATTGTCCAGACGGTGATGCAGCAAGTCACCGAAGGGATGCAGCCGGTGGTTCAGGCCATTCAAGAGGCCAAGCAGGAAAGCGCGAACATCCAACAAGTGAACGACCAGCAGCAACAGGCCATCGAAAGCATGGGTCAACTGCTGCTCAAGATTGACGCCGTGATAAAAGCCGCAAATTCCGCTCCCGTACCGCCGCCCGCGATGCCGCCGCAACCGGGGCCAATGCCGCCGCCGGGGATGATGGGAGCGTAAACCGATGTTATGAGAAACCCGCTGACCCTTGTGCCGTTGACCGATCACGACAAGACCGCGCTGGCCGCATTGCAGGCCAACGAAGGTTTCAAAGTCCTGATGGCTTGTCTCAAGGCTGAGTTGGATTATTACCTGCTGAATGGCTCCTACGTTCGCGTGGATACTCCAACGCCAAACGGGAAAGATGAAGCGGAAGGGTTTTTCCAAAGTGCAGTACAGTACAAGGCCACCATAGAAACCATAGAAAACACCATAAAAACACCCAGAGCAAAGGAGATAAAATATGCCAGTTGAAGCACCCGCACCGCCTGCTGTTCAAACCCCGCCGCCCGCGCCGACGCCCGCGCCGTCCAAGGTGTCGCCGGAATTCTTGAAGCGAGCCGGTATTCTGCCGAAGGAACCGCCGAAGCCCGCCGAACCGCCGCCCGTCCCGGAGCCGGTCGAACCGCCACCCCCGGCGGAACCGCCCCAACCAACGCCCACGCCCACTGACCAGACTCCCCCGGAGCCGAAGCCGCAGAAGAAACCCCCGAAGGTCGCCAAGGGATACGCGCAGCCGCCCCAGGCCACGATTGAGCAGATCACCGCCGCCGCGACCGCCGCCGCTACCGCCGCCGTCAAGGCCACGCAGCCGCAGCCCGCGCCGCCCCCGGAGTTGAACCCGGAAGATCAGCGGCAAATCCAGGTGTACGAGGTCATGGCCAAGATGAATCCAGACAAGTACAAGGATTTGCCGGCCAACGCCACGAAGTACATCCATGAACTCGACCAGCGCGAAACCGAATGGCGCCGGGATCACCCGGATGCCACCGAGGAATTCGATGTTGACGGTTCAATCGCCGCCGCGCTCGAAAAGAAGTACAAGCTGGAATTCGCGGAACACGACTTCCGGGATGCCGAGATCGAATCGCGCATCGCCCCGGTGAAGGCCGAACTCGAAACCACGCGCAAGAAGCTGGCCGAGGCGGAAACTGCCATCTCCACCGAGGCCGTGCAGGAAACCATGCAGAAAGCCGTCAGCGAGGCCAAGGCCGTGCTGGTGGAAGAACTTGGGTTCAAGGACGCCGACATTAAAAAGTTGGTGGAAGATGAACCTTACGTCGGCGAGATCGTGCAGAGGGAATTGCAAGCCATTGAAAACACCGTGGCCGCCGCGCACATTGCCTTCGCCGGTGGAAGCCACCCGAACGCCAACCAAATTGGTCAGCTTTGCAAAGATTACGAGGATGCCATGATGCAGTTGCCGCCGGATGAGCAGCGCGACGAGAACAACCGGCAGTTCATCACCCGCGCCCAATACCTGCGGCTCCCGGATGACCAGCGCCGGGCGATTGACAGCGGGACGCACCAATCGTACTGGGGCATGAACGCGCCCACAGCAGCGGCCATCGGCACGCAAATCATCAAGGAACGCGCCAAGAAGATGGTCGAAGCCGAGAAGGAGCGTGCTGCCAAGTATTTGGAGAAGCACGGCGTCAAGAAGGCTGCCGCGCCCGCCCCGGCGCCAACCCCGCCCCCGGCACGGCCTACCCCGGCACCGACCCCCGCCCCGCCGCCGCGTCGGCAGGTGTCACCGCCGTCAACCAACCCGTCGTCGGCAGCGGCCCCGAACACGGCAGGCAACCAGGTTGCGCCTGAATTCAAGAAGCGATTCCTCTCGAACGCCAATTTTGGTTCTGGTGCAATGCCAGCGGTTGGGACTTCATAATGTTGTCCATCAACCTTTTGTTGTAGAGAACGGCGGGAAAATTGAATCCCGCCGTTTCCTTTTTACCAAGTGGCCATGTGGTTTTACGCTGTTGGTGTCGAACAAAAATATTGAAAAAATATGGCTACCACAGACATCTTTGCAAGTTGCCTCCCGGCAATCCGAACCAACGTCGCAACCTGCGGTGCAGTGACCATCTGCGATGCCGCAATTCCAGCCCCGGCTGACCTGGACACGATCTTCAAATCAAGCGGTGATTACCGCTTGAATGAGGCGCTGTTCCATTACCAGTTGGAGGCGAACATGTGCCAGGCCCGCCAGAGCAACCTGTTCAACTTCCTGATGGCGTCCTCGATGAATCTGTCGAAGAAAATCTCGATGGACAAACTGAACAGCGGCCTGCTCCAAATCAAGCCCTACGTGATGATGAAGCGCAAGGGCGAGGTGGACAACAACAACTGGCGCGGCACGGGCGGCCAGGCCAGCGGAAACAACTGGCAGATGGATTTCACCAGCGGCACCAACATCCCGGCCAATGCTGGTTTCTTCAATGCGGGCGAGCGCGTGTTCATCCGGGGCATCACCGCCAACGGCACCTCGACGAATACGGCGTGGATCATCGTCAGTTCTTCGGTGGTCGGCCAGGCGGTGCGGGTCATTATGACCAGCCAGAACACCAACTCCAATCTGGCGGCTGCCCGGTTGGCGTCGCCGGTCGCGGGCGTGGCGGTGCTTGGAACGGCCAACATCAGCGACTTTGAATCCTGGTGCAATCAGGAACCCGGCCTCATCAACACCACCTACGAGCCGTACTGGACTGAGACTGTCCGGGCGAGTTCGTGCCAGGAGGAACTGTACGACCAGTGGCGCGAGCAGATCATGGCCGGCAACGCCATGTACCGGGAACTGTACGACCTCGACACCATCACCTACAACCGGCAGATGGCCGAGAGTTGGAAGCGTCGGTGGATGAACACCATTTTCTACTCCAAGGCTCTGGCCAACCAGACATTGGCCGACATGGCCAGCTTGGACGACATCAACGCGGTGCTGTGGGATTGGGCGGCGGAAACCGAAACCACCCCCGATGGCTATGTCCGCACCAGCGCGGCCCGGTGCGTGGGCAAGAAGGCGAACGTCGTGGGCATCTACGAGCAGATGGCCAAGTGCGAGCGCGTCCGCGACCTGCAAGGCGGGGTCATCAACCTGCCGGCCCTGTTCCGCGAGTTCTACAAGATCAAACGCATCCGCGAGGCCACCGGCCACCCGAACCCCCGCGTGTTCGAGTTGTTCATGCCGGAATCGTACATGGTCGCCTGGCAGACGGCGCTGCTGTCCTACTTCAAGGGCCGCTCGCTGGACATGATGCGCCTGAACGAGAATCTGGCCGCGAACGTCGAGCAGTCCCCGATGGGCTTCCGCTACCGGAAATTCCAGTTGGACTACCCCGACATCGAACTCAGGCTTGTCACCGACAATTATTTCACCGACGAGATGGCCGAGTTCGAGGCCCAGGCCGCCGCCCTTGGCGCCGGGTACGAAGGTCTGGCCAACGTGGGCCGGAAGGTTTGGCTGATGGACTGGTCGAACACCTACGTCGGCATCATCGGCAGCGACCGCGTTACCCATCGCTCTGGCGACATCCAGACCCTCGCCGCCGTTGACCCGTCGTACATGTGCGTGATGAAGGTTCCGCGCAAGACGGTGACGCTGACCTCGACCCAGTACACGGTGGTCGTGGAGTGCCCGGCTGCCGGCCTGATCCTGGAAAACATGAGCGGTGCCGCCCCGATCTACGATCAGGACGACGGCAGCGACTACGGCGACAACCCGGCGGCGTAAGGCTGGCTGGTGAACCAATCTGAAATTTAACAGAAAACGAATATGAAAAAACTGAGTATCATTGCGGTTCTGGCCTTGACCACGGTGTTTGCGTCCGCGCAATACTTCGCGGGCACGTCGCCGAAAGCGTTTAACGTCATCCCGAACAACGAGGGGACGCCTATTGTCGTCACCCTGTTTGGCACGAATGTCGTGACCAATGCCACTACGCGGGCCTTGACCACGCCGACTTCGGCCATCGAAATCCCAGGTGGCCGTGACGTGGGGATTCTATTGCAGGGCACGATCATCACGAACAACGCCGACGTGACGGTGAACTACCAGTTGTCGCCGGACAATGCGAACTGGACGTGGCCGCCGCTGACCATTACGCCCGGCGTTATTTCATCGAACGCATCGCCGACCTTCAAGGTGCCGGTGACGCTATCGAACTCGGTGACGTACCCGTTCCGATATTTCCGGGTCTATTCGGCGACGGCAGGCACGAACAGCCTCTACCTGTCGAACGCCATCGTCGTTTACAAGTCGAACCCGCAGAACAACAATTATAGCCGGTGACGTAATACAGGTACGGCTTTGTAATTCAGCTTGACTCTCCCGCTCAAGGCTCGTACCTTGGCGGGAGAATTCATTTACAAACACGAATGATATGAAATACTTCCTCAAGGAAATTGTTCAAAACCCAATTCGCACGCACGGCCCGGATGGCAAGCTGATCGTCTGGGAGAAGCTTGGCCAGCATTACGGGGTTCTGGCCCTGGAAGATGCCGACCCAGTGGCCGCGTTTCTGACTGATCTGGCCGGCAAACACATCATGGGCGTGTCCGTAATCACCGCCGAGGGGTACGAGGACTTAAAAAAAAACATGCCCTACGTGCCTCCCAAGCCCAAGGCGCAGCAGGAAATAAGGCTGTTGGACTTGAACTTGCCCAAGTCGAAGCGATCACCGGAACCCAAAGCGCAGCCCGTCCTGACCCCACCCACCGATCCGTTACAAGAACATGTCCGCGCTGCCACGGCACGGGCACTTGCCGCCAATGCGGCGGGAAAAGGAAGTGCTACAAGTGCGGCGGTCGCGGCTACCTCTGAGCAGCCGGCCTCGGAATATTTCAAGCCCAAGGTGGGTCGCCCTCGACTTCCGAAAACTGAAAGCGAGTAACCAATGACGTTCGCCGAACTCCATGCCGCGTCCAAGGCCAACAACTTCCCGGACGGCCTGCCGTCGAACCTGCGGAACCAGTATCGCAACGCCGTGACGGACGCCCTGATCGCCGCGCAGAAGTATTGCAAGACCGTGGACGGCGAGGAAGCGTACTACCAGCAGCGGCACATTGACCGATTCCCGTTCTGCTCGACCTACTTCAACTGCGGTGCGACGGTGGTGCCGGCCCCCAACGGGCGCGTCTTGGAGGTCTATACGGTCGTGGACGGCTTGGAGTGCTGCCGGGTGGATTACACGCCGGTCGCCAACTTCTCGGAATTCCGCCAGTGGATCGCCCGGTGGACGGAATCATGGACGGAACCGCCGAACGTCGGGATGCCCAAGGTTCAGCCGGGGTTCAAGTTCTCCGAAGCCGTGACCGACAAGGCGATGGGGCGGGCCGGGTACGGCCATTACTTCATCCATAACCGGAAGATTTTCATCGGGCCGCGCATCGAGAGCGACGAGATCGTGGTGGTGGAATGGGCTGGGTTGAAGCAATCCTTCGATGACGCCGACATTGTGACCGATGACATTGACCGGGAGTTGGCCCGGTACACCGAACTGTACGCCGCCCATGAGGTCTGGTCCCGGTTCATGCAGGACACCCAGCAGGCCGGGGTTTTCTTCGCCAAACAGCGGGACGCCATGATCGAACTGATTTCTTCGGCGCAAGACAAGCTGCTGGCGAACAAGCGCAAGGCTCAATTCCCGTCTCCCCGGTCGGTGGGCGGCTGCGGGTGTCTGTCGAACGAGTGCCGGGTAGTTGCCCCGGCGGCGGACTTCGGCGGCGTTACGGCAGCGGCCAACGAGCGGGTTATCGCGTTCACATCCGACATCCAGAACGAGAACGACGCCTTGCTGACCGAGGAACAGTTGGTCGAGACTCTGATTACCGGGTGGACGCCGGACGCCATCGTGTTCGGGGGCGACCTTCGGGAAGGCACCTACACCTACCAGGAGATGTTCACCGACATGACTGGGTATGCGGGGTTCTTGGAGCGCACGGATGCCGCCACGAACCGACTGTGGCCGGTGCTGGGCAACCACGACTGGACGGATGCTGGCGGGCTGCTGGAATGGTACTCGTACTTCCAGATGTTGCCGAACAACCAGCGGTACTACGAATTTGTCGTTGGGGCAGTCCATTTCTTCGCGCTATCGGGGTACGCCTCGGAGCCGGACGGGATCACTTCGACATCCCCCCAGGCCGAATGGCTGCGGGTCAAGCTGGCCGCGAGCAACGCCAAATGGAAAGTGGTACTGATCCATCAGCCGCCGTACTCGTCATTGGCCGGGTATGACGGCACGGTGTACCGCTGGCCGTTCAAGCTGTGGGGCGCTGATCTGCTGATTACCGGGCACGTCCACGCCTACGAACGCTTCCTCGAAGCCGGGCTGCCAATCATCACCTGCGGTCTGGGCGGCGAAGAACCGCTGGACACGCTGGGCGCACCCATCGCCGGGAGCTTGTACCAGCATGATACAACGCACGGGGCCGTTCGGATGGTGGCGGGTTGTGACCGGCTGGTGTGCGAATTTTACCCGGTGAACACCACGACGCCCGTTGACACTTTGACCCTGACAAAACCATGAAATGGGAAACCGTAACCGACGCCCCGTGCAATAACGTGCCGACCAGCGCGAGCGACGTGGAGTGCCAGAATCAGGCCGATGGCGATTCACCGGGCAACGGGCCGTATGATGCGCCCATGCTGATTATCAAGCCCGCCTACGCCGTGGTGCAGGCCGGGGACACGTTGCAATACGAGACTTTCCTTGTCCAGAACGGCGTCGAACAGCAAATCAACTCCGGGCTGACGTACACCTCCAATCATCCGGGAATGGCTCAGATCGGCGTCGAGAGCGGTAACGCGGTCGGCCTGGCGGAAGGCACCGTGACCATTACCGTGTCATGGGGAGGCATGTTCGCTTCGGCTCAACTGCTGGTGGTCGAGTCCTGTTCGGATACCACGACGGCCATGATGCTGCTGATGGACGTTTCGCCTTCGATGGGCCAGGCGATGCCGGGGTACGGCACGAAGCTGACCTTCGCCAAGATGGCGGCTTTGCGGATGAGCAATGAACTGAACGTGGCCAAGGACTCGATGTTGCTCAGTCAATTCGCAGCGGCCTACGCCGGGGTGGTGGCCGAAACGGTGGACAAGCCGCTGATGGCGACGGCGATCAACTCGCTGGCCATCGTCAACACGCAGGAAACGAACCTGCTGTCGTCCGTACAATCGGCCTGCCAGGATTTGAACGGAACCGCCGCCACCATCAAAGTGTTGGTGGTAATCACGGATGGCGTGTGCAAGGAGATCGGCGATCCCACGGTGCCCAACCTGCTGGCGCAGATTGCAGCGACCGGCGTGGTGGTCATGGTGCTGGGCGTGCGTGCGTCTGGTGACGGGTTCAGCCTGCTTGAACTGCTGGCGACCGGCGGGTTCATGGGCAACGCCTACGACCTTTGGACGGGCCAGAACGCCTTGGACTTGATGAGCGGGCTGAAAGGCTACCTGTGTGCCGGCGGGTGCAATTCGACCGAGCCGTACACCATCAATCAGGGCGTGGCGGAATACACCGGGTTTGCCAACTGGGATGTCGCGTCTGGCAAGGTTGACTTGTTCGGGAATGGCTTCATGGATTTCTTACCGGGGAATGGTCTGTACGTCAATCTGGCGGGAATTGGGACTGAGGACGGGCCGCTGGCGTTCGCCTATCAGTGGGTGATCTCGGCGCTGCCGATGAACATCAACACGCTCGAAGGACCGAACACGCCGTCAGTTTCGTTTGCGACTCCCAAGATCGTGGACGGCATCCGCGTGCGAACGTCCCTGTACGATTACAGCGGGACGCCAATTTCGGATTATGCCGCCGGGAAGCTCAAGCAGTTCTCGGTTTACGGAACCAACGGGCCAATGCCAGGGACGCTCATCAAGACGTTCATCCTGGACTGCACGGATGTCGTTGGGTTGAACAACCTCATCGGCCCGGCGTCCAACACCATCCTGCACCTTGGCAACAACACGGCGTACACCTCGTTCTACATCCAACTCCAAGACGCCTGCGGGGCTGAAACTGCGGTGGTCGTGAACTCGGTTGACTGGTACACCAAGGCCGTGGCCAACGTGCCGTCCAACGGGCGGCTGGTTACGAAGGTGGCGGTTGTCTCGGTGGCCAATGCGGAATACTGGCTGACCGTGCGACTGGCCGGGAACCAGCGGGCGGAAGCGTATGCCGACCAAGTGCGGATTCGCGTGGGGCCGGTGGGCGGCCCGTATGCGCTGGACGAACTGGTGACGGTTCCGTGGGATCAGCCGTTCGAGAGCCAGGTTTTCAGCTTTTTCGCCGACGTGGTGCCTGAGAATTGGTACGTGTCAATCGAGCAGGTGTCAACGGCGACGGCGGGCGCGGGAATCCTGTTGGATTCAGTGAAGCTTGAGCAAGTCTGGCCGGTGTCGGCGGATGTGTTCGATTTCGGGTTTGATGCGGAGAACCCGCAGGTCATCCAGCCGCCGTGCCCATCGGCCTACGCCTACATCTACACGAACTGCGGCGGGTACGGTTGTCTGGACAATCCACCAGGGGCGCAATCGCCCGACCCGAATCCCCTGCCGAAACTCGAATAATCGGCCCCGCAAATATTTCTTGAAAAAACCTGTTGACAGGTTGTGTTGCATGTAATATTTGTATTACAGCAAATGAAAACATCGCTTTATGGAATCGTCAAATTGAAGGGTTTTCCAACAAAACCCGGAAAATATTACCGCTCGCTTGGTTGCTACAAAGTCCATGATTTTGTCTTGGTTACAAAATCCATTGACGGAAGATTGCTGGCGACCCATTGCGGTGCAAACTTCCCAACTAAAAAACCTGCCACATGTGGATGTAATTGGGTCTTGGACATGACTGGAAAATGGGTTTCCGTTTCCGTTTTTCCTTGGGAACTCAACGCCAAGTCCGCCAACGAACTTCTGGAAACCTGCAAGAAACTAACCGCATAAATGAAACGCATAACTTTAGTCGCGCCGATAAACACCTACACGGGATTTGGGCAAATCGCGCTTGAGATGTTCCGTAGGCTTGAGCAGCAGGGATATTTCGTGACCATTCGCAAGACCGGGTTTTCGGAAGCCTTTGGAGCGCGGGTTCCGCTCGAAGTCAAATCGCGCTTCGTGGCCGGCCCGCAGGCGGAAGATTGGGAGATTGCCATGCAGTCCTTGAACTACCGCTGCACACCGGGCAAAAAGACGGTCTTATTCTCGATGTGGGAGACGACCACCATCCCGCCGGGAGCAAAGGAGTTGGTGAACGAGGCCACGGTAATCGTTGTCCCGTGCCAATGGAACGCCTCCTGTTTTTCCGCGTGCGGGGTGACGAAGCCGATCCGCGTTGTGCCGCTTGGAATTGACCCGAAAATCTACTCGATGAAACTGAACACCAACGCGACTGGTGGGCCGTTCAAGTTTGGCTGCGCCGGAAGATGGTTTCACGGGGCTGAGCGCAAAGGCATCAACGAGACGGTGGCCTTGTTCCAGCGGGCGTTTGAAGGCAACCCGGATGTTCGGTTGGAGTGCAAGATTTTCGCCGATTGCCCGTCGCCAGAACTGGCCGATGACCGGATCACGTTCCACAAGGTTTTCTGGTCGGACGAGCAGTTGGCCGCGTGGTATGCGTCACTGGATTGCTTCGTGTCGCTGGCCACGGGCGAGGGCTGGGGGCTGCACCAGCAGCAGGCGATGGCGATTGGGCGCCCGTTGATCTCTCCAAAGTTCGGAGGGGTGGCTGAGTTCTTCGACGACCGTGCGGGTTATCCCGTGCGGTTCAACTTGGAGCCGGTGCCGCAGCCGAATCGGTTCCGGTACATTGGTCACTGGTCAAAGTGCGATGACGATTCGGTGATTGAGCAGATGCGTTATGCGGCGTCTCACCGGATGGAGAGCGAGCAGAAGGGCCAGGAAGCCGCGAGATTGGCCGGGCGGTTTACCTGGGACAACTTCGGCCTTGAACTTGGCAAGGTGATGGATGAATTTGGAGTACAATGAACGCTTTTGATTTCACCCGGTCAAAGCAAGCTGACACAGTATTACCAGTGGGTCGCGCCGTCCCGCTTTGCGGACAACGGAGAAACGCGATCTGCCGAAACCGGGAGGAAAGGCTGGCGGCTTTTATCCGCGCATCCAGCGTGGCTGCCAGCCAATCAATTTTATGAACCTGCGAGAGAAATTTAGCAATCCACGATTCGAGCAAGATCACTTTCGAGCGCGACAGTTGGCGAGCGATTGTGACCATGTTCAGTTGACCGAGATCGCGGCTCAGGCTTTGATTCTCCATGAGATGCTGCATGAGAACTGCGGAACCACGGATGAATGGCCGCTGGACTTGGTTGCGCGTGACGAGGAATCCGCCAAAAAACTGGTCGCAACACTTGAAGATTTGCAGGAAGCTTTGGAGGGTAAAATATGAATACCGCTGATAAAATTGACATCATGCAGGCGTACCTTCGTGGTGCAGAACTTCAAATGAAAGGCCCGAAGGAAAACGATTGGAGCGACTGGCCAAGGGAAGTGTGCAGTGACCCAACGTGGACATGGGGCACGAATGATTACCGGATTAAACCGGCATTAGAGTTCGTTCCACTTGGGCCAGACGACATAAATCTAGCAGCCAATGTGGTTTATAAGCACAGGTGCGACCTGGATCAACACTCCCAATGCAGAATCGGATCAAAAACCACACATGTTGTTTGGATGTCAAACGCCACAGTTGGAATATCGTTTGCGGAGTTGCGAGCCAACTATATGCGCTCATTTGACGGCGGTAAAACTTGGGAAAAATGCGAAAAGAAAAAACCATGACCACCATCCGCGTAATCACCGTCGCCACTCAGGCGAAGAACCCGGTCAGCCCGCAGAGCTACTTCGAGCAGTTCAAGGCGTCGTGGAAGCGGTTCGGCGTCGAGCCGGTAATTCTGGGCTGGGGTCGCCCATTCCCAACGTGCGGCATGAAGATCAAGTATTTGGAGGAATACTTGGAGGCCAACAAGGATTTCGACTGGCTGATTTTCTGCGATGCGCTCGATACCGTTACCTGCGCGTCACCGGAAGCTCTGGTGGCCAAGTTCAAGATGCACTTCTCGGATGAGTGCGTGGTATTCGCGGCGGAACGGAACTGCTATCCGCGCAAGGACTGGGCGACCCTTTACCCGTCAATCAAATCGCCGTACAAATACCTGAATTCCGGGTTGTTCATGGGCAAGCGCGAGAGCGTGATTGCGAACTTGCAAGCGATGAACGCGCAGACCAAGCACGTCCTGAATGACCAAGAAAGCTGGACGGACGCCTACCTTCGCCGCGCTTCAATGTGGCATCCGATTGTCACTGACAGCAGGTGCCGGCTGTTCCAATGCCTGAACGCGGGGTCAATCAATGACCTGGACTTGGACAGCGAATCGAAAATTCAGAACAAACTGACTCTGACCAACCCGCTGGTATTCCACGGGAACGGTTCGACGCCGATGGAAAAAATCCTGAAATGGCTCAATTTATGATCCCACAAACCGACCATTCAATCAGCAAAGATGACGGCGAAATGCTGATGCGCTGGTGTAAGAATCTTGGCGTCAGAACCGTGCTTGAATTCGGGCCGGGGTACTCGACAAACTTCTTTCTACAAGCGGGGTGCAACGTAACATCCTGCGAGTCGAATATACACTGGTTTCAGGAATTTGCGAAGCATCCAGAGTCTCGACTTGTCAATATGGCGAGGTTCTTTGAGAGCGATTTTCCTTTGGAAATTCCAGAGATAAAGAGCCGTTATTTCGACCTCGCCTTCATTGACGCGCCAAAGGGCGACGTGTTCCCGGCCAGCCGAATCAACACCGCTCTGTACGCCTGGTATCGCTGCGGCCTGATTGCCATGCACGACACCAACCGACCGGGCGAGCGGTTGACCGTGCGAATCCTGCAAGCGTTGGGATGCCAGATCATCGCGGAGTACAGTGAAAGCATTGGCGGTTTAACCCTGTTGAAAGTGAAAGCATGAACCTAATCACCATGACGGCCTGCAATCGGCCTGAGTACACGCGGCGAGTTCTGGACGCGCTGGCTAAGTGCCACGGGATTGGACGGTATCAGATTCTTGCGAGCGTAGAGCCAGGGTGCCGTGAAGTCGCTTCATTATTTGATTACGATTATCGAGCAATTTCAAATCTAAAGGTGAACGAAACAAAACTTGGATGCTGCTTGAACACCTGTCAAGTAATGGACAAGGCTGCTGATTTGACTGACTTCTGGATTCACATCGAGGACGACACTGTTCCATCGCCCGACTTCCTGGACTACATGGAGTGGGCGCGTCACCAGTACGCCGACGATACCCGCGTGTTTTCCATCGCCTCTTACAACCGGGAAGCCCCGCAGCCAGACGAAATTTACGCCGTCAAACGCCGCAATTATTTCACCTGCTGGGCGTTCGGAATCTGGCGTCACAGTTGGACGAAAGTCCGGGCCGCCGCAAGGGCTGGCAATGACTCTTGGGCAACCCCAACGTGCAAATACGTTGTCGAGCAAGGATTGGTTGAAGTGTTCCCGGTTTTGAGCCGATGCCAGAACATTGGCGCGGTCGGCGGCGTCCACGTTCCGAGCGCGGAATGGCACGCGAAAAACCACCATTCCGAACACGTAGCCGATTGTCCTGCTGGCCCTTACTTCGAGAAATAGTCCTTGATTTCAGGGGTGATTTGGCTGACATTCCCCTTGAATATGTCAGGCACCACGCCAGTTAAACCTTCTGAATTCCGAGCGTTAGTCCCGGACGTAAACGATTCGGTCTGCACGGTGCTGCGGAAGTTTTTCAAATTCATGCTGCTGTTCTGGATTTGGTATCGCTGGAAATACGTTTTCGACACTGGCGAACTTTCGGACGATTACGGGGACATGGTTTGTGACGCCATTGCCAGTTGCAAGAAAGCCCCTGTCACAGGAGATTGATATGCCAAACTCTGTTTTACCCACCGAATTTAAGCAACTTATTCCGCGCTTTCAAAGCTCCATGTGCGGAAAGTTCATCCCAACCATAACCAATTTCATCCAGCGTTTTTACGACTACTACTCCTACGAATACAACGAGGATGGTTCGTTCACCGATGAATTCAAGGCCGACCTCTGCGCCCTGGGATGTACGGAAGTTGGGTTGTGCCCGGTTCTGAAAACCGCTCCCATAATCGTAGCTGGAAACGCGACGGTTTCATTGACCTTTGAAGTGACCGGTCCAGTGCCATACGACTACGACCTGTTCCGCGCCATTGGCTATAACCAGAAGGCCGTAACGGTGGATGCTGGAACCAACAAGATCGCGCTCGCCACGCACGGCCTTGACGATGGCCGAAAGGTGAAGTTCACAGCCACCACAATGCCCGGCGGATTGACCGCCAACCAGACATATTACGTCGTCTCATCGGCAGCGGGTGATTTCAAGGTTTCAACATCTTCGGGCGGTTCTGAAATTGACATCACCAGCAATGGGACGGATGTGAAATTGACCGCTGTGGCACCGACAACCGATTCACTGTGGGATTCCGCCATCCAATCGGACACGGACATTGACGATACCACATTGGTTCTGACGGACGCCACGGTGACTAACGATACGGTGTACTACTACCGCTTGGTGGTAAGCAAGTCTGGCTGCGCGAATTCCGAATACGTCACCAATTCAGTTCTTCCAACCGCTTGCTACGTGACAGGCGATGATTACCTGTTCACCTTAACCCAAGGGGAGTCTGCTTTGACTGTGAACTTGACGGCGGCGGGGACGACCCCGATCCCCGATGGCACAACGGTAAAAATCTATCGCAGCACGAATCCCGCCGCCATTGGAACATTGGCCAATTCAGGCGCGTTCGCTGGTGGGACTTACACGTACACCGATGGTAGCCTGCAAATCGGGACGCGCTATTACTACACCGTCAAGGTTCAACAGACCGGGGCTTGCACGGAATATGAAATCCGCAAGGACGGGTACGCGACATCGAGTAATCAGCTTGACGCTCCAATTCTGTCGCTGAACGCTGGAATTCTAAGTTGGGCTGCTCAAGATGGGATCGGAGATTACTGGGTATATGCGAATTCAACTTGTGGTGGAGGTTCAGAGCTTGTGGTTCCTGGGTCTGGAACTCATTTAATGAACGCTGTGAACCCGCTACACGCAACCAAAGACAATGCGACCAACCGATACTCGGTCAACTTGAACACGTTGAAATGGAATTGCTGCTACGGCCAGAACTGGTACGGAGCAGCCAACCCGTGGGTAAATGCTGGCCCATTACTTACCGGAAGTCAGGCTGAAACCTGCCAGAACATGCTTGGTGCCAAGCCTCAAAAGAGCTACCAGATCGTTGTGGTTGGATCAGGCCCACCGTTGAGCGGTGTGGTGACGCACGAAGCCAGAACCGTTTTCCAAATCGTCAGGGGATAAAATGCCAACGACATCCGTAAAGCAAATCAGACCGTTGCTCGCCCAGTTGAACAACCGGGAGCAACCGGATGTCTTGCCGATTGGCACGGCCCGGAGCCGGGTGTACCTGTCAACGGTTGACGGTAAGCTGGCGCGGGCGCACGGCTTCCGCCGGTTCCTTGACCAAGACCCGTACTGCAACCAAGACCTGCACGACCAACTGTTGCCCCTGCAAATCCGGTATCTGGACACCGTTCCGAAAACGGACGGAGCGGATGACGTTGAGGCGTACCCATCGGCTAAGTGTGGTGCGGTACTTCAAGTTGGGGATCGCGGCGTCGAGCATGTGACCCTGCTGCGCGAGATTCAGAGCGCGTTCGGTTCGCGCTACCTGCTGGCCGGCACGCAATCGCGCCTTTATCTGCTGAACGAAACCACGGGAAACTACCGGATGTTGGCGGACGGGTTCGGCGGCGAGATAAACGATGCTCTGGAAGTCCGCTGGCGCGTGGCTGTGCTGAATGACGAGGTGGTAGCCACCAACAATGTTGACCGGATTCAGCATTGGCTGCTGGACGACCCCATAACGGGATGCAACATGCAGGCGTTCCAGCCGATAACCGACCTTGAAACCATTCGGGTGTACCGGGCCAAGATCGTGGTCGAATACATGGGCTATCTGGTGCTGATGAACCTGCACATTGGAGGGAGTCCTATGCCGGGGAAGGTCACTTGGAGTCCAAGGTATCTGCCGCTGACCCATGACCCGGTGGACATCAAGATTGACGTGGATTCTCAATCTGACCAGAACCTACCAAATCAGGTCATTCTGAACGCCGTTGAATTTGAAGGTTTAATGGCGATTTTTACCGATCAAGGCATCTGGTCAATGAACGTCACCGGGAATTCAACCACTCCATTCGACTTCGCCCCGATGTACCGGCAGACCAGCGGACTTTACAAGTGCCTGGCCTTTCCGAATACACTGGTTTCCACGGGCGAAATGCTGTTCTGGTGCGGGCGCGACCAGATTTATTCCATGAGCGGCTCGACCAGTGGGCCGATTACCATCGAATGGATCAAGAACGCCTCGAAGAAACTGTTCGATGAGATCAACAAAGGCTGCTGCGAATCGCATGTGGCCGTGTTCAATCCAATCACCGAAGAAATTTGGATTTCCTACGCCTCCGGGGATTCGTGCGTGCCCAATCAAACGCTGGTGCTGAATCTCAGGTATCAGACCGCGTACTACCGGCCAGAGGGGTACACCGCTTTCGCCATGTTCCGGTCGGATGCGCGGGTGAACTTCCGGGATTTCCTGTGGCAGAACTGCGTATGCACCCCAGCCGCGCTGACCACCGAGTACATCAAGGAAGGGCTTCCCTGCACCGATCCTGACTGCGATTTCATCCCGGATGCCGTGTTCACGGCGGACGCATCGGTGACAACGGTTGACCCGGACGACGCGCAGAACCCCATCATAACCGAGGATTACGATGCCGCCGAAGCTTCCGAACATTCGCTGTGCGCCCTGTTGGGTGATAAGAAGGCGAGCGATTACTGTCAGGAGTGCAACGAGGAACAGATTTTCGTGGGTGCCTACGCGGTGGACAAGTGCCTTAAGGACATCGGGCCGGCGGCTTACTCGCTGGAAATATGCCAGATCGCCGGGCTGTCGGGTGATCGAACCGGGTACACCTTGGCCCCGCCTACGGTTGACGCCAACTCCTACGTCTCGCTGGGCTACAACTCATCGCTGGTGCTTGGCCCGATTGCGCTAGGCGATTCCGAGCAGGAAGTCAACATGCAATGGGTGAACCTGTTCTACCGTGCGGACATCTCCGCGTGGCCGTGCGCCATCGGGTTGACCGTTGGGGTGGCGTCGGTGCCCCTGGATTCCAACGATGATTCGTGCCCGATTGTCTGGCATGACCCGGAATACAAGATGCTTGAGTGCATCAACGACCAGTCGCCCGATGAGTACAAATCGAACAACGAGCGTCCAATCCTCAAGATGAACTGGCCATTGCTTCGGACGGCGCGGTATTTGTACCTGCGATTCGACATCGTGGGGCTGTCGCAGACCGGACAGATTGACAGCGCGAAGGTGCCAGCCATTGGCGGCGTGTGCGACCTTTACTCGCTCGAACTGCGGTATCAATCACGCAAATGATTACCAACACCAAATATTCACCGCCGGAACCGGACTTCCCGGTTCCCCTGCCTGAGTCGGTGTTGGAGAAATACCCGGAGTTGGAGACGTGGCAGGGTGAAAACAAGATCGCGTGGCGCCGATGGTGGGAACTGCTGAATTCGCCGATCCTTGGGCAGAGTGTGGCAACCAGATCGCGGGCGGCGTGGCGCGAGCGCATCCGGCCTGTCCCACCGTTTCCCGCCCCGTTACCCCACCGTATGCTGGTGAAATTCCCCGACCTGATGCAGTGGCAGCAGGATAACGCGGTGGCGTGGGATGACATTTGCAAGTCGCTGCACATCCTGCGCTCCGGGGAGATCGAGTACGGCGACAACGTGACCACCGCCGCCGAGGCGTCACTGGAATCGGTGTACGGAATTCATTACAAACCACAAAACCAACTGGAAACACCGAAGGAATACAAGAATTGGAATAATCCAAATGCCAATCGTACCACGCAATAAAGTGTTCGCCAATGAATCGGCCCCGCCGTTCCCGGCTCCGCTGCCGCGCAAAGTGGTGCGCCAATTCCCGGAGTTGAATGGGTGGGAAAAGAAGAACGCGGAACTGCTGGTGGAAATTCGTAAGAACCTGCACATCACGGCGGGGAGCGATTTGGAAATGATGGACACGAAGCCGCACAATATGTACGATTCGGTCTTGGCATAAGAAAGGCAAATTATGGCTATTGGTGCTGTCAACAAAACTTACGGGAGTTACGGCGACCTGCTGAAAAACTTCGATTACCAAGGCGCGGTCAATTCGCTGGGCTACACGGCGCAAGACCCGTTCGGTAAGGTGTACTCGCCAGCGGGCGGCAAGACGGCCACGGCGACGGGGGGCGGTGCGCCTGCGGCAGGAGCCAATACCAGCACCAGCGGGGCGTTCTGGCGCGAGCAACTGTCCAAGAACCCGGCCTTGAGTTCGGCCTTGGAAACCATCATCGGTTCCATGAGCGGGAACACTGCTGCCAATCAATCGGCGGTTGACCAGTTCACCAAGGCCATGCAGGCCATTGCCAAGCAGAACGAGGGGTTGACTGGCCAGCAGATGGGCGCGGCCAATGCGCCGTTTGACGGGACGCTGGCGGCGAACCTGGGCAAGACCCGGAGCGACTGGGCGACATCGGCGGGGGCGGCGGCGGACAAGACCAATGCCGACATCACCGGGGCGTTGAACGAGTGGAACACCGGGCAGATTGGCCGGATCGGGTCGCTCAAAGACCAGTTGGCCTCACAGCTTGGCCAGTCGGTGGACGCTATGCGTAACCAGATCGGGTCTGCTTATGGGCAGGAACAGGCCGCCAACGCGCAGTACGGCACCTTGCGGAACCGGCTATCGGCTCTGGCGCAGAACCGGGCAATGAACCAGATTTTGGCGCGGACAGCCCCCGGATTGGGGTCTGCCATGTCGGGCTTGAACAGCCGGGTAGCCCTGCGGATGGGCAGCGATGCCGGGGCGGAAGATGCCCTGCTTATCTCGCAAATGAACCGGGAAGCCTTGGCCCGGAAGCTGGCCGGGGAAGCTGGACTGCTGGAAACCCAAGCGAACCTTGGCCGGGCGGACATTCAGAACATCGGCGGCTTGGGCATGAACCAGGCCGACAACTATTACAAGCAGTTGGCGGCGACCCAAGGGGCGGACGCGGCCCGGCGCCAGTTCATCATTGACCAGATCAGCGGTCAGGGGGCCATCTCCGACATCGGTTACGTGGGTGGCCAGCAGGCCGCTTGGTTTGGCCGGCCACAGCAGCTTTTGGCGGCGAACGCGGCGAACTACCTGGCCCCGGTGCAGGCCCGGCAGTCGGCTCTTTCGGGCGAGTTGGGGCTTATCAATCAGGGCGGTCAGGCGTTGAACGCGGCGAACTGGCTGGCGGTGGGCACGCCGGGGAATGTGGGTGGGACACCCCGGTACTCGATGCCGCCGCCAATGGTGGACTACGGCAGCGCGGTGACCTACGGCTACGATGGCTTTGGGTACGCCCCGCCGACGACCGGGAATCCGAATAACTTCCGGTTGACCACACGGCAGGTTCCGGCGGTGGCGCAAGCCCCGGCGGTGAACGCCTTTGACCAGTGGTACACGGGCGGCGGGATGGCCGGGATTGACCCGAACTACGCTTGGGATTACAGCAACGTGAATCCGGCAATGTACGAATAAGGAGGATTATATGGCCTACTTTGGAAGCACAATCGAAGGCGCGGCAGGGACGGCGTTGCAGGCGGCGAACAGCATTGCCGACCGAGAGGCCGCGAGCGCGTGGCAGCGGTACAACGCGATGGCCCAGCAGCAACAGCAACAGGCGCAGATGGAGCAGGCGCGATGGGCCAACCAGATGGCTTTGAAGCAGGCTGCCGAGTCGGACTATTGGCGGCGTCAACAGGCTCAGACTGCCGCTGACCAGTTCAAAACTTCCGTTGGGATTACCCGCGAGCAGATGGCGCAGGCGGCGGCTGACCGGGCTTCAAACCTCGCTTTTAGCCGGGAGAAACTGGCGGCTGACAAGTCGTATGCTGAGGAATCCAAAGCGGAAAACATGGCGGCTCGTAAAAACCAACCAAACCTTTTTGGTTATGACTGGATGGACGCCAATGCGCGAGCGGAAGAATTAAAAGCCAAAAACGAGGAACTTCGCCAAGCCATTCAAGAATCTCAGAAGATGGCTTTACGTTATGGCGGAAGTGTTGATCCCAGAACTGGATTCATTTTGTTCCCGAAGGGTTACAATCCAGACGCCGTAATGAAGGCCAGTCCGTATAACCGGCAGATTCAGGATGCCACGAAGCGATTGGAATCAAACCTGCGAGAATATCAAGTCGCCGAAGCTGACCGACAACGAATTTCACGGGAAGCGAGGCAGGCCGGAATTTCATTTACGGTTGACCCGGAAACTGGCGGTTGGGTGGGGCACTCAATCTACTTTAATGAGCCGGTGAAGCTGGATGCGTATGGAACTCCCCCTTTAAGCAGGACAGTTCCAACAGGACAAACCACTCCGACATTCCCATACAAATTCACGGAACTTCCAAACATGACGGGCGCGAAGAACCTGAGTTTTACGCCGGATTATTTTCCTCAGACTCCACAATCCTCAGTTCCTCAAGTCTCCAAATCAGGGCCGCGTAGGAACTACAACTACTGGTTCCAAGGGCCATTGACGAAGGATAGGTACATCAGTGATTTCGCTGGATTCACTTTGGCCAACGCATTGGAGCCAATCGCGGCAATCAAAGACGCTTACGACTATGGAAAAGGAATTGACCGTTCCATCGTCGAATCAACCGGGACGCCATATCGAGCGGGATACGCTGGCCGCGCTTGGAATTCTTTCCTTGGAACTCCGGTTTCAAACGACCCATCATTGGTGTTTCCAGAAGGAGCCGTTCCAACTGGACGACGCCAGAGGTTTTTAGCTCGGCCAGCATATTTCAGACAAGCTCCAGAGCCGGTAGCGGTTCCGGTTGCACCACCGACTTCGACAGTGACGAATCGGACAGCGGTTCCAATCGTGGCAACGCAGAGCGAATTTGACTCCCTTCCAAGTGGGGCGGTTTACATCGGTTCAAACGGCAGACGATACAGGAAGCCATAATATGCCTGATAAATTCGGCGGGATTGAGGTTGACGAATTTGGCGGGGTGATGGTGGATGAACCAGTTTCACCGCCAACGGTGCGCCCGCCCGGCGCGCTGCCGGTCGAGCCAGCGTTCAACCGGGAGGTCGCGGCGACGGACGTTCCACTGGGCAGCGTCGGGCGCGGCATTGAATCGGGCGGTGCGCTGCTTGGCCGTGGGGCTGGTGGTACGCTTGAGTTCGTGGAAAAGGGCGGTGTTCCAGGGATGGCACTCCGCAAGGTGCTTGGCGATGACATCGGCGGAACGATTGGCAAGGTGATTGGGACTGTGACCACTGCGCCATTACAGGCGGTCGGTGCGCTGGGCAGACTGGCGGGTGGCGGTGAGGTCGTGGCCCCATCGGGTCAAGCGGCATCGGACTACTGGAAGCAGAAATCCGAGGACATTGGCCAACGGCAGGAGAAATTCGACCCCGGCGCGTACAGTTTTCAGCTTTCACAGGGAGCCGTCAGCACGGTTCCGTCTCTGGCTGCTGGGCCGGCTGGTCTTACGGCGATGGCGGCGGTGGCCGGCGCACAGGTATTCGGAAGCACCTTGGCCGACGCGGCGGACGCCTACGAGAAGCAGGGGATGACCCGGCAGCAGGCGATTGACAAGGCTGCACCGTGGGCCGCTCTGGACGGGTTGCAGACGGCTTTGCTGACGCGCATTATGCCGTATGGCGAGGCGTCCATTGCGGCGGCTATGAAAGCGGGTGGTGCCAAAGAAGCCACGAATGTAGCCGCTGAAATCGTCAACAAGTATTTCAAAAAGCTGACCAACTTTGGCCCACAACTTCCCGCCGCACTGAATAAGCCAGCCAGATTTTTGAGCGCGTTTGCTAAGGGAGCAGCCGGGGAAGCGGCCGAGGAAGGCATCAACCAAATCCTGAGTGGTGCGATTTCAAAATGGTCGTATGAACCGGACAAGACATGGGCGCAAATATGGGATGAAGCCAAACTTGCCGGGAGCATTGGTGGAGTGCTTGGCGGAATGATGGAGCCGGGTGGTAATTTGCTTGGGAAGGCGTTGGACAGGAATCAGCCTTCGACTGGACAGGTTCCGATCACGCCGCCGGGATCAATCCCGCAACCGGAATATCAACTGGGCGAAGTCCCGGTGTTTGGGATTTCGGGCATGGTTCCACGCGACACGATTTTCGAGACGCCGAGAATTCAACTCCCGACTGCGCCTGTTAAACCGGCTGGTGAATCGTACTTCCAAAGACCCGCACCAACTCCCGATGTGGAACTTGGCCTACGCGAAGGTGCGCCGGACATTGGCAGCACGCGCACACCGATTGACCGGATGATGGACATTGGCTCGCCGGGAACGGTTGACCGAGCGATTGACGAGGCGGCTGCGCGTAGAGCGGCACCGTCAACCAGTCCAGTTCGATTGGCGCGTGGTGAACTAACCGGCCCTGTGGAAAGCGAGCCGACTTCGAGACTGGTTCAACTTTTGAAAGCGCGGTCACAGCAGCAACCGTCAACTCAACCAACTGAATCCTATGCCAGCACAATACGAGGCGGTGAAAAAGTCGTACCTAAAGCGCGGTTATCCGGCCAAACGGGCGAAGGGAATCGCGGCGGCGGTGTGGAACAAGCAGCATCCCGACAACCCGAACCCGTGGCTGCGGGAACGGAAGGCGCGGCTGCGAAGGCACCGGACTTCATAGCTGGTGTTGCTTCACAGCGGCCAACTGGAAAAGTGGGTGGAATTGTTTGGGACATTCGTAATGGCCGAATTGGAGGTCTTAAAGCCAAGGTGTTGATGCGAGATTACGGCGACACAAAAGCTTTGGTTGAAATCAATGGCGAGCGATTTGTCATTGATGATTCCACCCGCCTGAAAACCGCTGGAATCGAAACCGACTATTCATCTAAGGTTGCTTCGCAGTATTTCAAGGGCGTGAAAACAGCCAAAGACCTGAATGATTTACTGGCAAAATACCCGAAACTTGGGTTTGAAGATTTCAAGAATTACAAGAAGGTAGGCGACCAGTACGTTTACCAGCCGACCAAGCAACCGTCAGCCGAAACTGGAATCGTTGATACGATTGCTGGAAAGATGGGCCTTCAAGAATTTGAGCAGAAAGGGTACTCGCCGGAACAGGTGACAAAATCTGACTGGGTGAACCTTCAACGAGCAGAGCGACGCAGGCTTGGTCAACAAGAGGGCGGTGATAGCGAATACTTGCCGTGGGGTGAATATGAGCAGTACCACCGTGATGCGGTAATGCGGGCCTTGGCCAAAGGTGAAGAAGTTGACCCAGAAGTTTTGAAGGACTACCCGGATTTGAAGCCGACCAAGCAACCGGCTGTCGAGCCACCCGAAAGGCAGGTGAAAGCGATTATTTCAACTAAAGACCCAAGGTTGATGGATGATTCTGATATTTCAAAAGAGGTATCAGCGTTGGATAATGAAATGCTTCCATTGTGGAATCAACTGGAAGCACTTGGGGATAGTGCTTATGTAAAAGGGGGAAGGAACTCTCCAGAAGCACAGGTTATTTACAATAAAATCAAACCGTTTGGTGACAGAAAGGCATCCCTGCTATCTGAGCAGACTCGCCGCAATAACGAAGCGCAGAACAAGCGGAACCTTGAAGCCAGAGATAAGCGAGTTGCTGAGGCTCCGGTTTACCAGACTCGAAACGGTTGGGAAATTATCAAAGACGGTTTCGATTATGTTCTGCGCGATCCGGTAACGAAGGAGGATGTTTACCGTGGAAAACTTAGCCGTGTGCGAGAAGTGGCAGACGAATCAGCACCCGAAAGGCAGGTGATACAGAATGAAGAAAAAAGGCAAGAAGGGCTGCAAGTAAATCAGCCAGTCGAACAACCAATTAAACCGGCGGTGGCGGCTCCGGGGGAAGGGTCAATTCCTATCCCGCCGCAATCCCCCACCCAACTGCCGCCGGTTGCTCCTGCCGCGCCGAAGTCCAGGCTGCCGTCCGGTCGGCGAACCGGGAAGCTGCCCGCCGCGCTGAAAAAAGAAGCGGCCACCCCGGAGCCGGTCAAGCAGAAACAAGGCTTCGACACCAAGGCCGCGAAGGAGCAGAAGCGATACCTGCTGGAAGAAGTGGACAAGGCGATTGCGGACGCGCCGGAAACGCGAGCGGTCGTTCCTGCTGACTCTGACATGGCCGCGTTAGATGACGCTCGGATGTCCAGAGCGCGTGAAGATATTGTTTCGTTTGCGGAAAGGGAACGGGCAACAGTTGAAGCCCTTGCGAACAAGTACGGCGTTCCTTGGGGCGAGAAAAAAGCTGGAATTTCACCACTTGGAGATGCGTACATAAAGATGAAGTTTGAGCAAGTTGAAGGCAAGATTCGAGACGCGATATTTAAGCAGTCGGATACAATCCTGATTAGCGTTCCAGGTGATGGCAAGTTCACGCTGTTCAATAGCAAGACAGCATTGCGTGATTTCAAGGAACGTGCCAAACGATTCCCCACCACCGCGCCCAAGCAGAGTTTACCGTCCAAGCCAAGACTCACGCCAACGACTGCGCCCGCCACTGGCAAGATGATCCCGGAGAACATCGCCAAGGCGGCAGCGATTCACGCCTCAATCGAACCGACTCGAAAGATCATCAATTTAATCTACAGCGACGGAAAGGTGACAGTCGCCACGGATGGGCGGCGGCTCATTCAGATTGACAAGGGATTGGGCGGCACACCTGAGAATCCGAAACTGTTCCATGAGGATGGCAAGCCGCTGACCAAAGCGGAGATGGAAGAAGTCGGGAATTACCCGAACTGGAAGCAGGTCATTCCATCTGACGAAAACCTGTTCGCCGCGTTCAAAGGTCTGGACATTGAGCGGTTGAACAACGTGTTGCAGCAGGCGACTCAGGCCACGTCGGAAAAACAGAACAGCGTCAACCTGTATCGCAATCCAGACGGCAGCATTGCGGTCACGTCGGCGACCTCGGACTTGGGCGACTACCAGCACAACCTGCAAGACGGCGCGAAGATTCTTGGGGCGTACTCGCCGAAGTTCTTGGTGGACGCCATCAAAGCGGCGAAGTTGTTGGGCAATGAGAAGGTGGACATTTGGTACACCGACGAACTCGCCCCGATGGTCATCAAGGCGACCGGGATGAAGGTGGTCATCATGCCCATGCGTGACGGTGGCCCTTTAAGCACGGAATCGCCAAACGTATTGAAGGAATCTGATGTAACCAAGTATAAGCCATTGCCTGCCGCCAAGAATCCTGCACCACTTGAGCCATCGCCGAAATCAAAGACGCTCACGATGGATGACGTTTCCGCTGCCCGTCAGTTGACCGATGAAGAACGCAATCGGTTGGCGGCTCCGGTGATTGCGAAATTGCGCGGTCTGGGTGGCGGTGGTGGAAATGACAAGGCTGGTATCCCCGACCGTGGCGGTTCGATTTACGACCAAGCTTTGGAAGGCCAGTTCAATCGTGACCAAATGGCTGCGGCCAGGGTTGCGCTGATGGAACTTGGTGCGTCCAGCCGGGTGGTTGACGCGATTGAATCCGCGACGGTCAAAGAACCAACCACCCAACCCACCGCCACGGCGACCTCGCAGCCGACTGGCCCTGTTTCAGAACAGTCATCTGTTCTTTCTGCTGCAAGCCGTTTCAGACCGCGTGAATTGGTAACATTTGACAAGCCGCTGGTTGGGCCATCCGGTGCTTCGTTGGTGGCTTATGAATGGCAATGGCAACCGGAAGAATACGTTGACAAATACGGTGAGGATCGGGTTCGCCGTGTTTCGGATTGGGAAAAAGCCACGTCCAGTAGTGAGTCAGGCCGTGACATTGTTCATCAATTCAGAGTGAAAATGCCAGATGGAAGCGTAAAAATTGTAAGCTCTGAATCCGTGGTTCAGTTGCTAGGATACACTGAACGAAACGCACCCAAGAATCTTCCGTCACTTGTAAGCGCGACCAAAACTCTTGCCAAGTTAAAGATGCAGTTGTCAATCGCGGAGTCCAAGATTGAACACAACGAAAAGATTCTCGTTGAAGTGAGAAAGATTCCAGCGCCAATAGACCAAATAACCAGCGAGAAAGCCCACAAAAATTCTCCTAACAGCAAGGCGGTTGCGTTTTTAATGCCGTCACCAGAAGGTACAACTGGAGCGAAGATTTACCAAGTCCAATGGGAACCCGGAAAGCCAAGCGATTACACGATTGATTCACTGGTTAGTCAGTGGAAAGGAAAACTTGCTGCCAAGATGGGTGTTGTTCACATATCTGAAGATGTCAAAGGTTTACGAGATCGAATCGCCAAACAGGAGCGTAAAATCAGTGACATTTTGAAGTCCGATATTTCAACCGTTTCAACCACCACCCAACCCGCAGAGCCGCCGACTGGTCAGCCGACCGAAAGGAACTGGGATTTGCTGCTTGAGAATATCGAGGACAGCTTGGAAAGTTTTTCGCCCGCCCGCGATACTGGCCGGTTGAATTACGAACTGATTGATGTGGCGCAGCGGTTCATTGACTACGCGAAGGCCGATAAATCTGGAAGGCCGTTGACTGATTTGATCGGTGATTTCTCGAAGCAGGACGCGGCTACGGCGAGCCAGATCAAGAAACTGAAAGCTGCCGTAACGGAAGTCACGTCGAAGCCCGACTACGCGATTGAGGAAACGGCTCCGACTTGGTATTCGCGGATCACCAGGACGGTGGAGCAATCTCCTCAGAACAAGGCGAGTGGAGCGCAATGGAAGGCGATGATTCGCAATTCCAAACTTGGCGTGAGCAAGGACGAATACGCGCTCGTTTCCGTGGACGATTTGGAGGATGGCCGGACGTACACGAAACAGGAAGTTCTGGATTACCTGCGGGCGAACGAAGTCAAGGTCGAGTATGTGACGTTGGGTGAATCAAATTTAAGCAAATCACAAATTGATAACCTCAATAAAGAGTGGAGAGAGATTGATTTCAAAGAACTTAGACCTCTAGGATTTCGACCAGATGTGGACAATCTTGGAAGGGTTGTGTTATTCGATAAATCAACCAATCAGAAAGTTGACCAAAATAGTTACAATCTCCCTGAAAAAGTTCGTGACCTGTATTGGAGGCTTCAAAGCATTGAAGATATAAAGCGACAGGATAACAAAGTTGACACCCACTTCTCGACCTACCAACTCCCCGGAGGAAAGGAAGGCAGCTACCGGGAAGTGCTGTTGACCACGCCGGAGATCGTTCCGAAGTTTGAATGGACGGATAGCGGACCAATCAAACTCAATCTCGAAGGCAAGTATGGGGGTTTGCAAATAACCGATTCCCGCCAATGGGAAGCGGAGATCAATGGTTCAAATTACGAGATCACTTGGCATCCAAATCGTGGCGCAAAAGGGATGTACGTTCTGAATGGAGAACATGGTGGAATTCAGAACGCCGGTTTCGACACGCTTGAACAGGCGAAGGAATACGCCACTAAAGGAACCAACTACAAATACTCTCAGCGAAACGTGTGGCAAGACGGCCACTCGCAGTACAGCGACATCGCCAACCCGATAGTCCGCCTGCGATTCAACGAGCGGACGACCGCTGACGGAAAGCGAATGTTGTTCCTTGAGGAAGTTCAAGCCCCGCAAAAAGGTCAGTTCGAGAAGATGCCCGCGCTGTTTCAAAAGAACTGGCGCGAGATTGCGTTCAAGTGGGCGTTACGTCATGCGGCTGAAAACGGGTTTGATTCTGTGGGCTGGACTACGGGCGAGATGCAGGCCGATAGGTACAACCTTGAAAAAAGGATTTCGTCGGAAGGCATTAAGTGGAGCAACAATAAGAGCAGTGGAACGATTTCACTTTACGCTGAAAACCGTGATTCCGGGGGTGTTCTGATTAACAAAGAAGTCAAACCGAACGAGGTTTCCGATTGGGTTGGTAAAGACATCGCCGCTCAGATTGAGGCATCCATAAATCGCGGTTCAAACGTAGGCCAGATAACCGGAAACGATTTGAAAGTCGGCGGCGAAGGACTGAAAAAGCTGTACGACGTGGACTTCCGCAACGTGGTGAACGGTCTGCCGGTGGTCAAGAAGTCCGGGCAGAAGGTTGGTGTTTCGGATGTTAATGCTGGACAATACGCGAGAGATGCAAAAGTTGTTCAGGGAGATTTCCCAGGATTTTGGACGATCAGATCAGCCGATGGTCAACTGTCAGGAAACTATTCAAGCAGATCAGACGCAGAGGCTGCATTGGAGAAGGTTGGCGTTCCGTCTCCTTCAAGAGTCCAATCCATCACCATCACGCCCGAAATGCGGGACGCCGTGATGGCCGGACAGAACATGTTCTCGAAGGCCAACCAATCGCCTGCCGGTTGGGTCGAAGTCCAAGGCAACCCGCCGTTGACCGAAGCCGACGTTCGCGCTGCCGTTGACCCCATCCTTTCCAACTGGCAGGGCGTCACGTTTAACCTTGTCAATGACCCGAACTGGACGAGCGGAGAGGATTCACTGATCGGCGGTATGCGTTCGGGCAACGAGATCACGTTGAACCTGGCCGCCATCGGTTCCAAAGAACGCGCCGTGGCCCTGCTCCTGCATGAAGGCGTTGGACATTTGGGTATCCGGGGCGCATTGGGTACTGATTTCGTGCGCGTCATGGATGAAGTTTGGAACATGATGACCCCGGAGAATCATGCCGAGGTCGTCAAGTTGGTCAAACGGTATGGCTCTGACCGGACGAACCTGACCGCTGAATGGGTGGCGCGTCAGGCTGAGAAGGGCGCGACTGGTTCAACGTGGCAGCGCATCTGGCAGCGCGTGATGGACTGGTTCGCCAAGGTGTTCGGCCAAAGGAACGCCGAGGCGATTGCGCGGGACTTGTTCCGGCAGGGTAGCAAATGGCTGAGAACCAACCCGGACAAACGGGTGGAAGGGAAGGCGGACTATTCCATTGAGGAAGCCAATCGCGCTCTCGAAGTCGCCGAGAAACCGGGGCGCGGCCCGGAAGTCCAATCCGCCGCCAGGGAATTTGGCGGGCTGACCCTGGCCGGTGAGTTCGCTTCCCAGCCTTTCGTGCGCGAGGAAATTGAGAAGGCCAAACAGGTGGCCACGTTCGAGAACCTTGAGAAGTATCGCCGCGCCAAGTCCACCCTGCTCAAGCCGCTGCTCGACGTGCAGAACCTCGAAACGAAGCTTGGCCAAGACGCCCGCTCCTACGCCGAGACGCGCAATGACCCGAACATTGACCCGGACAAGCGCGATGTCGCCACGCTCAATGCCCTGTCCACGTTCACCAAGTACCAACAGAGCTACCAGTCGTTCAAGGCCAACGCCGAGAACTTGCGCCAGCAGTTGACCCGGAAACTCATCCAACTGGACAAGGAACTGGGTGACGCCTACAAGCCCGGCACGCTCGAATACCAGAAGGGCGTCGAGAAATTGGCAGGCGACCAGATCACGGCGATCCTCAAGGATGGCATGGCCCACGCTGTCACCGACGCAGAGAAGGTCGAGGCCAACCGGGTGCTGGGCCAACTGGCCGGGGTCGGCAAGGCGACCAAGTGGATCATCGAGAACGTGCCCAACTGGCAAACCTACACGTCGGGCAATGACCTTGTGGCCGAAGCCAAGCGTCTGGCCGGGGACGATTACCGCCAGCGCATGGAGGCCAACGACGATGCCATCCGTGACGCTAGCCGGCTGGTGGTCAAGTTCCAGGCGAAGTACGAACAGGTCTTGGCGCAGCGTGACGCCGCCATGACGATGACGATTGACCAGGCCACCGAGTACAAGAAGCAGATGGAGGCCGTGCGTGATGACCTGAAATCGGGCAAGATCAATTCCGCTATCATCAAGTATCGTTCGGCCATCAGTACTATCGCCGTCAAGAAGGCGAACATCCGCGATGCCATCGCCCTGATTCACCGCCAGCAGACCGGAATCCTGAACCGGCTTGATGCCATCGCCCAACTCGAAACCCTGATGGACAACATCCGGCGCCGACCGGAGTTCAATCAGTTGGGTGAAGCACTCGCCGCCGACATCGGGTATGCCTCGCCCATTGACATTTACGATGACCAATCGGGCACCGTCCGCCTCGCCGGGTTCCCCGGTAAGGATGAAGTGATACTGTCGCTCAAGCCGGACAAGGCCACGGCGGAAGCCAACCACGCCAAGATCGAGGCGTACCATCGCAAGGCCATCGAGTACGTCCAAGGCAAGGACACCAACCCGGAGTACGACCCGTTCATCGGCAAGGCATTGGAGTTCTGGGCGAACAACCGGGTGGAAATTCTCAAGTCCCGCGCCCTGCTGCCCGACAATCCCAGCCTGATTCCGTCGTTCTCACTGGCGGCGTTCAAGCGCATGGGAGATTTCCTGTGGAACTCGACCTCCATCCCGTACTTCAACATGCTGTTCGGGAAAGGATTCGGGTTCGACCGGCTCGCCGAGTTCTTCAATGCCGGGGCCAAGATGCAGAAGGCCGCGCAGACGGTCTATGCCAAACTCTGGCCGGCAATGGACGAGAAGCTGATGGCCGCTCGCAAGGCCCACAACCTGGCCACCATCGGGGAATACTGGGAGAAGGTGTTCAATCCCATCGCCTATTCCCGCCAGTATTTCGCGCATCGCCCGCTGCGGGTGGGTGATTCGCTGGGAACCGGGCACGTTGTCAAGCAGGAGGACTTGGAACTGCTGGAAAAGCAGGGGGCGTTCTCCCGCGAGATGTCATCGGTGATCCGCAATCAGGGCGGCATGTCGGGGACCACGTCTCAGATGATCCCGGCAGCCCGTGGCATCTTGGAGAAGTACCCCGGCCTGAACTTCTTTTACCGCGACCAGTTGGCCACCGGCCCGAACACCCTTCCGCGCCATTGGGGACGGGTGTTCTCATGGTTGGATGAGCAGAGCGACACCGGCAAGACCTATTCCGAGATCGGCAACGAGGCCCGCCGCGTGGGTGACGCCACATACCGCCAAGCCAAGGCCACCGGGGAAGCCAGGCGCCGTGCCCTTGCGGAGATCGCCGGGTACTCGCCCGCGTCCCAAGCCGAAGCGGATGTCGCCGCTATTACCGAGCGGATCGCCCGGCAGATGGGGCAACGCGCCTACTGGAATGTGGCCAAGCAGTTCGAGGATTTCGTCAATCGCCACAACGACACGCTGCTGTTCGGGTACATCAAATGGGCCAACGAAGCGACGAACACGACGTTCCAGTACAAGTACGCCGATGCCTTGGACGACATTGGCCGGCAGATGATCGAGGACAATGAGCCGGTCGGGTCGGTGCAGGAGTTGGCCGAGGCCATCCACGCCAGGGAGATTGACCGTTACCAGAACAATGACCTGTTCGACCAAGGCGGCGAGGGCATCCCGTCCGTGGAACAGATCAAGCAGGACATCCTTTCCGAGATTGACCGGCTGCTCATCAAGGCCCGCGATTACCGGGATGAACTCCGCGCCGAACTTGAGTCGCCCGGCCAGAAGGATATGCGCCTGCGCTCCGGGGTAAGCAGCCTGACCCAAGCCCGTGGCAAGCAAATCCTGCCCGGCGAATGGTACGACTACGGCAACCTTGGCAAGGATTCCATGCTCGCCCAGGTGGCCAACGTGTCCAAACCGGCCTTCATCGAAATGGCCAAGCTGCTTGACCAGATGGTGTTGACCACCGAGGCCAAGGCCAAGGAATTGGCCGAGTCCGGCCTGACCGAGAAGCAGTTGCGCGAACGCCGGGCAAAGGGACTGGACTTCTATTCCGCCGACGAGGCCCGCGAGGCTGCGAATGAACTCATCAAAATCCAGAAGTGGCTGCGGCACATCAACGCCGAACACGAAGGCAATATTGAAACCCAATACTTGGGCGGCATTGGACGGATGGACAACGCCTGGCGCGTGGTGCTGCGCCTGATTACGTCCCGCCTGCTGGCTGGTGGTTCGTCCATGATTAACAACTTGGGCGGCGGCTCGTTCATGGACGTGATGCAGCGGGTTGGCCTGGACATTCCAGCCAATGACGCCAAGGACTTCGCAAATGGCGCCGGGGTGTCCGCCTCAAGCTGGGGCACGTTCCGGGGCGCACCGGCGGCTGTAAAATCCGCCATTGACCTTACCAAAGCCATCGCCGAACGCTCGACCATGACGATGACCGGGCTGTTCAAATATTTCACCGGCAAAGCGGCGAACGCCACGCAGATCAAAGCCCTTCGCAACCTGAATGAATGGGCTGCCGCCTCGCTCCTTGAGCAACGGCGCAAGTGGCAGACCTACCAGGATTTGGGGTTGGATTCCAACATGATGTTGCGGGATC